ATGCGCGCCCTCCTTTCGTAGTCTCAATTTTGTCAAAATACGCAATGATTTTGACAGTACACACATTTTTCTTCCTGTTTGTGGTATTATTGTCCCACAAACAAAGTGTAGCACTTAAAATTGTTAGTGTAAAGCATTAAAGTTTGACAAAATTCGCAAAATATGGTTTCTGTGTCCGAAAGGATGTGTGGATAAAGAAACTGCCTGTAAGAACGACAGGCAAAGAGAAAGAGGGGCAACCGCCCCTCTTGTTTATTTCGCTAAATACAAAACTGAAACAGTATCTATTTTTACGCACATTCCATTCTCTAACGGTAGATTACCAATTTCACTGGAATATAAAGAATTAATGCTTTCTAAGTCAGAACCAAGACTTTCTTTATATTTTTTTGAAGCGACATGGTATTCTTCTGAATGTTCGTAATCATCATTCTTATAATCATCGTAGCTGTCATATACGCTGATAATTCCTGCTCCGTCGGTTATTGAAAAGGTGTACTTTCCGGCAGGAATATCTTCGCCAATAATATAAACACCTGGATTTAGCCTGCCGACATCATCAAGAGAATCGCTTGATTTAGAATCAGATTCGCTGCTTTCCTGAATATCTTCCAAAACACCTTTTTTTAATATTTGACCATCGGAAATTCTGTCTTCATAGATGGCAGTACCCCATGCAGCCCATGAACGAGAATCATTTGTTAAATCGTTAATGGACGTGGCAATAACTCCGTTATATCCGACTTTTAAGGCATCCTCAATCACATAATCATAATCGTACCAATTCTGACTAGGAAAACTATTGAGTATGTTCGAGACGTTATCGCAAAAAGTGCTGGTATCTCCATTGCCCTCGTTTTCGTTTTGAACAACCATTAAGTGTAAAACCTTAGAAGTTTCATCCAAGACGCATTCAGAAGCTTCGACGTGCCCGCCATTGCCATTGATCGGAGCAAATGCGGCGTTTACATCATCTATACTGCCTGCACTCACACTGACAGGAAAGGCGCTCAAAGTAACAGCACAAGTTAAAAGTAAACAAATTATATTTTTCATAGCAACCTCTTTTCTAAGAAATAAAACTCATATACTGTGTGGTAATAAAAATCACCTCAATGATTCCTACTATAACACCAAACCATGCCCCTAAATGCCTGTATTCTTTTTTCTTTGTACCAATATCAACAAGTCCTACGATTGCCCCTGCCAGAGCTAACGGAAACGACAAGATGATTGGCAACGGAAGAATGAACGCTACGCCTGCCAGAATGCAAGAAATCACACTTAGGGTAGAATCCTTTTTCTTTTCTCTATTGCCCATACTATTTCCCTCCCTTGTAAAAGTTTTACAATATTATACCACCTCATACAAAGTGTGCATAGTAAAATATCAAAAAAGTAGATTATTTTTGCAGAAAAACTCCATGATTTTGCACTTACCAGAAAAACTACACAAATTCGTGCTATAATGTGTGATATATTTTTAGAAAGAGTTGGTAATAATGGAGAAGAATAACAAATATAGGATAGTCGTACTCATCCTGATATTATGCGAAATATTCTGTGCGGTGCATATACCGTCACATGATATGGCAGAGTACCACCGCAGAGATGCGCAGATCACAAAAGAAGATGCGAAACAAATTTGGCCCGTCCAGATGCAGGAGCTGAGCGAAATCAAGGAAGTTTGCAATGTCGCATGTTATATTCGCGAAAGCACAAGTTTCTTCGAGATTGCGAAGTTTTCCTACGAAATAGCAAAAGTCCATGTGTATATTTGGCAGTTGCCACGGGGAAATATCGGTGGTATAATGATTAAAACGAACTGATGTTCGGTTCTATTTCCCACAAGCCGGACATATACTGTTATCAGGAGACCACTGATCGGAGGTATGCTTTATGGATTATAAGAAGGAAATTATTGAGATGATACAGAAGATAGATAGCGAAAAATTTATGAAATTCTTATACAATATGATTATTTCGTTCAAGAGCCAATGGGGATATTAGAAAAAGCAGGGAATTAATCCCTGCCTTTTTTGTGAAGAAATTCAATCATGTCGAAAACGCTTTTCTTATCAGATTCGCTTAATTCAATTAGCAACTTAACATGTTCAACGACATTTGAATTTGACATCAATTTTGGAATAAAATCTGTGTCTGTTTCTAAATTTTCCTCCCATCCCATTAAACAAGCGGGTGTCGTACTAAGTGCTTTTGCTAATACATTCATATATTCGGCAGGAACTTTATCAATATCGCCTTTTTCATATCTGAATATAGTAGACCTTGACACTCCCAATTTTTCTGCCAACTCATCAGCGCTCATATTAAGTTGTTTTCTTCTTTCTTTTATTCGTTCGCCAGTTTCCGACATTTTTCACACCTCCTTTCTGAATACATAATAACACTAATGATGCAAAAATGCAACAAAAATAATTGCAAAAATGCGATTTTATATGTTGACACATGCGACACTTTGGTGTAATATATAATCACAAAGTTGCATTAATGCTACTGGAAAGGAGGAACGCGAATGGTTGTTAATATAGCTAGACTTAAAGGAAAAATCGTTGAACGTGGAAACACTCAGGAAGCTGTTGCAAATGCAATTGGAATGGACAGAAGCACATTCTACAGAAAACTAAAAGATGGCGGAGAGAAATTTACAATCGGAGAAATCCACGGAATCGTAAATGCAGTTCCTTTAAGCAAGGAGGAAGCTATAGATATTTTTTTTACATCATAGTCGCAATAATGCGACTTAAATATATTACACGAAAGGAGATAAATGAACAGCTTACAAATTTTTAACTCAGAAGAGTTCGGAGAAATCCGAACAATAGAAATTGACGGGAAACCGTATTTTGTTGGAACAGATGTTGCGAAAGCACTTGGATACAGCAATCCGAGAAAAGCCATTCTTGACCATTGCAAGGGAGTAACGAAACGTGACACCCCTACATCTAGTGGCGTTCAGTCAATGTCATACATAAATGAGGGAGATTTGTACCGCCTGATTATGAAATCAAAACTTCCGTCAGCGGAGAAATTCGAGTCATGGGTTATGGACGAAGTTCTCCCGGCAATCCGCAAGACGGGTTCATACCAGAAACCGATGACCTTGGAAGAACAACTTCAAATCGTCGCAAAAGGAACGCTCGAAGTAAAGGAAGAAATCCGAAAGGTCAACGAAGATTTACAGGAATTCAAAAAAGATATGCCACTTCTGGCACTGGAATGTCAGAAAATCACAAAGGCGAAGAATCAGAAAGTTGTCCCGCTACTGGGCGGCAAGGATTCTCCGGCATACAAGGATAATTCCATCCGTCAGCAGGTTTACAGCGACATTGATGCGCAGCTTCGAAGAGAATTTGGCGTGAACACTTACAAGGCAATCAAGAGAAACCAGTGCGATCTGGCGGTGAAAATCATCAATGAATATGAATTGCCAATGTATCTGAAAGACCAGATTGACAGTTCCAATGCACAGGAAAGTTTCTTATAAGAAAGAGAGGCGGAAAAGTGACGGAATTAAAAGTTGTCAGAAATCTCGAATCAGGAAAACTGATGCGTGGAGATAACGAACTCGGAAACGCAAAGTATTTCCTCCGGAAAGAAAACGGCGAAGAAGTGTATCTGGAAGATATAATCGCAAGCCTGGCATTCAGCCTTGGAGAACAGGTGGAAGAAAATATTAAAAAGGGCATAGATGAACCATATCTTGCCTATGCCCTTGATGTTTTGTCTAACGCACGCAGATTAGGTATTTGAAACACTGGATGAACATTTTATTTCTTTCCCAAATTTAAGAAAAAATGTTCATCGTGTGCTTCCAGAAGTTCAGAGAACTCTTTGCGAATTTGAAAATACTTTTGGCAAATATGAGCATCGTCAAAATAAGCATGTTCCAATTCACGACTTAAAAAAATCGGAGGGACACAAAAATGGCAAAAGCATTAATCCTGTCAGCTCTGATCGGCGGTATGTCACCGTACCTGCCGTTCTGGAGATTTGACAGTGCATCACAGCCGGTTGCAGTAGCAATCGTAATATCTATCTTATCATTCGTGGTTATTTACCCGGATGAAATTAAAAGAATCGGAGGAAAAGAAAGATGATTAATACAAAAGCAGGAGAACTTACACTCAAAGGAAGTAAAACGGAATTAATAGCTGACTTAGCTGTTATCGTTCGGGGAATCAAAGAATCTATTATGGAAGACGATAAAGTAACAGAGGAATCTGTGAAGCAGGAGATTGACGAAGCAGTCAAAATCGGATTGATGAACGAAGAAGAGTTTGAGACTGTTCGAAAAGAAAAAATCAAGGAAATTGCAAAAACATTGTTTGGTGAATTGTTTGGAGGGCTTTTCGATGAAGATAAATGAATTTGACAAGACCGTAGATGAGCTGTACCAGTTATGTAGACGCGTCCAGAAAGAAACCGGCAGAACGGTAGCATTTCATTTCGCAAATTACAAGATCGGATGCAGCTTGCACATCAACATATATAAGAAAGAGTCATTAAGAGAGTTTGATATGTACAGCATTGCAGAGGGTGGTTATCAGCAGGAAGAAAATGTGAAGAAAGTAACTGACCATTTAAACAAAATTCTGATGGACAACAAATGTCCGTATTGTGAGGAGGATTGTGATGGAGAAAGAAAATAAGATGGATTTCAGAGCAGAGACCGTAGCCGAGGAATACGCCGAATTAGTTGGCAGACTAAAGGCATTCAAAGCATACCTCGATTCTAGCGAGAGCGTAATCATTGACAAGAAAATTTGTATCGCTATGTTAGGTCTCGACTCAGATTAAAAGTTGGCTCCATGGGTACCGGAAATACCACACGGAGCCGCGTATCTAACTTAATTGGCTAAGTTAAATACAGGACAAGTATAACACACCTTCCTGTATTTATCAAATAAATAATTAGGAGGGCATTTTTTATGTCAAAAACACACATCCAGAACGCAGAAACACCAACACTTGCAAGTGAGATCATTTCCGACCTTGAGAAAGAAAGAAAGAAACTTAAAGTCGAAAACAAGAATCTCAGAGAAACAGTAGTAACACTCGGCTTAATGCTGACAAAAATTTTGAAAGAGGGCGATTCGGAAAATGAAAATGCGTAGCGAAAATCAGGTTCTTTTGTCCGGAGATATTCCGCAGGGATTTATCCAGACACATGAAAACCATAATGGCAGGAAGATGTATACCGGAGAAATGCACATTTTCCGAGATAACTGTATTTACGACGTTATTCCTGTAATTGCCACAGAAGAAATGGTGAAAAGAGGAACTGATTTTACCGTTTCCGTGTATGGAGAAATGAGAAGCAGGAAGGACCATAAACTTACAGTAGATTATGTCACGGCGTTGGGAATAGATTATCTTGACAGACCGGAAGAAAAGGATGCAAACGAAGTATACCTGATCGGAGATGTGATTAACATTATCCCGCTAAAAGTAGTAAAAGAAGAGGGAGAAGAAAAAGGAAACTGGATTCTTGCCAGAGTCCTGTTAAGCGTTAAGAGAGCTAAGAGACGTAACGGGCACCAGAAATCAGACTGTATTTCATGCCTTGTCTGGAATGAGAACGCTGAGACCGTTAGAAACCTTGAGAAAGGGCAGAAGCTAAAGGTATTCGGAAGATTCCAGAGCCGAGAAAGATGGTGCTCAGAGAAACAGGAGAGAATCACGGAACTGGATGTATCAGTGAAAAAATTGGAGGTTTTGTAATGTCAAAAGTCGAAGTAAAGGAAATGACACTGACCGATTTTAAAGGTCAGCCGGAAAAGAAAATAGAGTTTGGACACAGAACAGTCGTTTCCGGGAAGAACGGATGCGGGAAAACCACACTGGCAGACGCTCATATGTGGGAGTTTTGCGACAAGGACTACAGCTTAAAAAGCAACCCAGATATCAGACCTGATGATGGTAGAGAATGTCTACCAAGAGTCGATATTGACCTTGTAATTGATGGAAAGCCAGTAAGCGTAGCGAAATTCCAGAAGCGCACAGAAAGTAAACCAAAGGACGGGAAGCCGGGCAAGGTTGCATTATCCAACAAATACGAAATCAACGGTGTTCCGAAAGCTGAAAGAGATTTCAAAGCTGACTTAAAAGAGCGAGGATTTGAATTTGATAATTTTCTTATGTTATCCCACATGGAAATCTTCACAGACCTGAAAGATGCAGATGCCAGAAAGATTCTGTTTTCCATGTCAGACGGTGCCGGGAAATCAGATTTAGAGATTGCCAAGACGGTTCCAGATTGTGCCGAGTTAGTACCACTTCTGGAAACCTACAAAGCAGACGAAATTAAGGCCATGAACAGTGCAACACTGAAAAAGGCAGAGGAACAGTTAAAAGCCATTCCAAACCAGATTGTCGGTATGGAACATTCAAAAGTTGATGCCGATGTTGCAGAACTGGAATTGCAGAAAAATGCCTTGCAGGAACAGATTTCTGACCTTGAAAAGCAGATTGCACAGGCGGGAAACGAGCGTATTAAAAAGCTCAGAGAGGAACTTCCAGGATTAGGCGTTCGGAAATATTCTTTCGAGTCAAAAGCATATGAAGAAGTCTCAACGAAAAAAACTGCAATTCAAATTAAAATCAATGAGTTGGAGTCAGAGAGGAATCTGAAAGCAGCCGAATTAAACAGAAAAACTTCCGATTTGGAGAGCTTGAGAGCACAGAAGAAAGAACTTCTCGAAAAATTACAGAACGCTAGAACACAATATCCCAAAATCAAGGATGCAGAATGGGACAACACAGTTCTGGAAAATATTGAATCTGAGACATTCAAGGATGCAGAGACTATTTGCCCGACTTGCGGTCAGAATCTTCCATCAGAGCAGATTGAGCAGTTAAAGAGCAGATTCGAGCAGAAGAAGCAGGAAAGAATCAATCAGCAGTTAAAAGCTAAGGAAGAATGGGAACAGGACAAGAAGCGTAAACTTGATGAAGTTATTCAGGCTGGTAATAAAACGTCTGCCGGAATGAAAGAAGCACATAAACAGGAAGAAATTCTCACATCTGAGATTTCCAAGTTGACAGATGAATTAGAGCAGATCATAGCTTCTTTGAATGTAGAAAACAAGAATATGGAATCTATACCAGAAAAACCAGACTTTTCAGAAAATGCTGAATATCAGCAGATTCTTACAACAATCAAAGAGAAAGAGCAGGAACTTAATTCTCTGGACGATGGCGAAGAAGCAAAGAAGCAGCTTTCAGAGCAGTTATACGGTAAGAAGCAGGAACTGGCAGCAGTTAATCAAAAAATCGGAGAAGCAAACAACAACGTCCGAATTGACGAACAGATCGAGAAGCTTCAGGAAAGCCAGAAACAGTACGCACAGAGCAAGGCTGACGCACAGATGATTCTGTATGAACTGAAATCCCTGAGCATGGCGAAGAATACAGCCCTTGAAGATGCAGTAAACCAGTATTTTGACGGAGTTAAAGTGAAGCTGTTTGATACACAGAAGAACGGCGAAGTCGTAGATGCTTGTATCTGGTACGTGCAGGACAAGGACGGTAACTGGAAGAAACTGATTGGGAACGCCAATACAGCCCTGATGATGAAAGGCAAAATTGCCATAATGGACGGATTGCAGAAGTTTTACGGCGTGAGTTATCCGATATTCGTTGACTGTGCGGCAGAACTGGACAACAGCAGTCTGGCAGGAATTAAGGCAGATGCACAGTTGATATTCTTGAAAGTTGCCGAGGGGGATATGACAGTAACGGAAGTTTAATAATTATCAGAAAAGGAGAATAAAAATGGCAGAAACTTATGACATTTCAAGAGCAACAAAAGCGCAGGAAAAATATTGTGCCGAAAAAGGTTATCCGCATTTTGCGCCACAGAGCGGAAAATGTTTCAGTTGCGGACAGAATATCTATTCTGAAAAAGGACGAACAAGAAGCGGAAAAGAGTGGAATGGAATTTCTGTTGAGAGAGCATCAAAGGAATTAATTACAGGATGTCCATTTTGTAATAGAACTTATTGTGATTAATAGAAAAGGAGAATTGTTATGGCAGAAACAAAAACATTCAATACCACTCTTTCAGTATGGACAAACAGTTATGTAGACCTGATGAAAGAGGACTTAGAAACAAGAGGAATGGAGTTCGACTCTTATTCAAAAGAATGCGTAGTGTCAGCGATGGCAGCTATTTATCAGATGATTCACGAAAGCGGAACTGATATGAAATCGGTGAACACATCAAACTTAAAGTCTGTTATGCAGAAAGTAGCAGCATTGAAGCTGAACGCAAACGCACAGCCAAGAGAGTGCTATTTCCAGATTAGAAACGTAAATGTGGCAGGAAAAGGAAAACCGGCACAGTGGGAGAAGAAAATCGAATTTGCGATTGAGGGCGATGGGAATGACGCTCTTGTAAGTAGATATGGTGTCAATGTGGCTAAAGTATTCCCGTACTGGAAAGTTAGAGAGGGCGACAAATATACACCGCCGAGACATAAGGGCGTGGAAATTACACCACCAGAATGGGAAGAATCTGGCGTAGGCAAAGTAGTTCGTATCGTATATCCAATTCAGTACAAGGACGGACATATTGAATATCTTTCTTGTGAAAGAGCAGATGTACTGAAGAATCTTGCAGCGCACATCAAGAATAATCTCCAGAATGAAACTTTTGGTATTTGTGCAGACAGATACAAAGCTACGGATGCACAGAAAGCCCAGATTGAAGCAAAGAAAAAAGAAATTATGAAAAAGGTTGCTGAGATCGGAGAACTGGAAGCAATCATTGATTGTGAAGAATTAAGACCATATATTTCACCGTCTTATTATGAAACACAGTCAAGAGAATCAATGATTATTCGTAAGATGCGAAACAACATTATGAAGTCCATTCCTAAAAGATGGGATAATCCGGTGCAGGCTTACGAATACAACATGATGGATGCCACATACAGAGAAGTGCAGGAAGAAATCGAGCAGAACGCCAATGCAGAAGAATTTATCCGAGATGAACCAGCAGCAATCGAAGAACAACCTAAGCAGCCAACGGTCGCAGAATTCGTAAAGACTGCCGAGAAAGAACCAGTTTCGGCAGCAGGACAGGAGCCAAGCATCCCAGATTTTATGAAACAGGAGGAAATGTGATATGAACAATAAAGAAATTTTACAGAAAGCAAAGGAACTGGTTGAACTTCTGGAAAAACAGGAAGAAACCGGAAAGGTTGAGTTGTCAACACTGAAACGAGGAGATGTGTTTCAGACCACTGGAAAGCGTAAATACAAGGTTCTGGAACAGTATGGAGATACAACGAAAATTATTTCGCTTGATCTGGTGAAAGAAAATGTAGAGTTTGGTGATACCTCAGATTACAAAACATCAAAGGTAAAGAAACTGTGTGACATTGAAATTCTGAAAGACTTCGAAGAAGAATTCGATGCAGAAAATATCGAAACACACACAGCAGATATTATCACTGCGGATGGACAGAAATTGGGGACTGTTGATTGTAAAATTCGACCGATTACGTTTGATGAAGCACGAGAATACACAGATATTACACCGAACAATGACCTGAACGACTGGTATTGGACATTATCGCCATGGTCAACGAAAGAACGTGGATGGAGGAAAGCCTTGGTCGTTGTTTCCCTTTCAGGCAATGTCAATAGCTACATTTGCGACGACTGTAATGGTGTTCGCCCAGTTTGTATCTTAAAATCTAATATCTTTGTATCTAAGGTGGAGGAATAAAGATGAGATTAGTAAGTCAGAACGGGGAATTTGATGTTCCTTATGAAATCGCAGCATTAAGTAGAACAGGAAATATCATAATAGCATATGTGCCGATAGTTGGTGAAAAAGGAACAATTATAGCTCGTTATTCGACAAATGGAAAAGCCCAAAAAGCTATGAAAGCCTTGCATAAAGTGTATGCAGGAATGTTTCTTGCGCAAAACGTTGAAATGAGCGATGACGATTACGAGGAATGCATAAAAATGGCTGCAAGAGGTTTTGGAATCATCAAAACAATGGTTAACAGCCCAGATGTGAAATTCGAACCAGCAAACATTGTATTCAGATTTCCAAAGGATTGAGAGGTATAAAAAATGAGTTATAGCAGTTTATATGGAATTGATAAGGATTACAAAGGAGAGGTTATAGAAGAGTTCGGAAATTCATGGCTGTTTGCACCTATTGTGTGGGATGTTTTGACAGAAAAATATATCCCGCCAAGTAAATTAATAAGTCATGGATTTAAGAGAAATATCATTCATGATACTTCTCTTTGGAACGAAGTAAACAATGAAATTAACAATTGTGACAATGCGGTAGACAGGATTTGCTGGGAATTTTCTGGACAACAGGTTTTCTTCACAAAAGATAAGAGCTGTGTGGCAAATGCAATAAGAGACTTTATTAAGCAAAATAATAATTATTGCAGAGACACCGAAGATAATATCCCGGTGCTAGAAAGAGAGCACATCATTGAAAGATTCGAAAAGATTGCTAGTGCAATAGAGCTGTTATCGGAAGATATACCGTATTTTGTAATGAAGAACACTTCTGTTGATGACGGCGTAGAAAGATGGTTTGAAAAATACGATGATAAGCAAGATGAATATATAGAAACTGGTCTTAATCAGGTTGATGAATTTGTTACAGAATTTGTCGTGATCGAAGATGGGAAAATCGTGAATTTCATAAGCAATTTGGATTTTGAGTATTGAAAGTGAGGTGGCGAAATGTTCATGAGAGTGATAAACACAGGCAGTCAACTCGGAAACTGCTATACGCTTAAATCTGAATCCGGTGAAATCCTATTTCTGGATTGCGGATGCAAGTATTCAGAGATTTTGAAAGGAATTTTATACAGAATATCGGATGTTTCGGGTTGCCTGCTAACCCATGAACACGGAGATCACCTGAAATCATTCCAGAATCTTATGCAGTCCGGCATTCAAATTTACACCAATGACGAAACAGTTGAAGCTGTGAACGTAGTATCTGGTGAGCTGATGATCGGATTGCCAGAAAAGAAGCCAAAGGACATAGGTTCGTTCCGGATAACACCGTTCTACGTCCCACACGACAAGACACAAAACTTCGCGTACCTGATATTTCATGAAGAATGTGGACGACTGATATATGCGACAGACTTCTCATATTTGCCGTTCACATTCAAGAACATGAGAATAAATCACTTCCTTATAGAATGCAATCATCTGGACGAATCACCGGAACAGGATTCGTTTAAGTTTGAACACTCCGTCCGGGGGCACAGCAGCTTATCTACTGTAAAAGAGATTATCCGAGTGAACAAGACCGCTTCGCTCAGAACCATAACGCTATGTCACCTGTCAGAGGGATGGGGAAATCCAGAAGTGATGCAGAATGAGATACAGGACGTTGCCGGGGATGATGTTCTGGTGCAGATTGCAAGACCAGGACTGGATGTTGATTTGAATTTGTGCCCGTTTTGAAAGGAGAAAAAATGGAAATTGATAAATCAAAATTAAAGTTAGGAATTTGGTACGAAGATGAGAATGGAAATGTGATTAATCAAAAAGAAGATTTAATGTGGGAAGCACCGGAAAAGGCAAGAACGTATCATTCTTGTTTCCCACTGCGAATAACGGAAAGCATTTATGCGGTACATAGCAAATCTCAAAAGGAAACGTGCAAACACAAAAGAAAATATTGGAAAAAGGATACAGGTCTGATAAGGGGATTAAAAGGCCATATATGCACTAATTGTGGGTGTAGCCAAACAAGAAAGTGGTGGCAGCCATGGGGAAGAAAATGGGATTACGGAACGGATACCACACCACTTATTGACTTACATACAAGTATTGGAGGTGGAAATCAAGATGTCATAATGGCAATGATAAACAGCGGAGATTATACACTACAGGAAGCACTCGTTGTTTATTCTACGGCCTGTGAAAGATGTATGAATGTACTTACATACAAGTATTTGAATGGAGCGGATGGATATGAAGAATATTCAGACGAGTGGAAAAAATGCAATACTGAATGCGATTTTTGCAAGAATAGTTAAATTGAGATTCACGAACCATACAGGGAGGAAACAAAATGAAACAGTGGACAGAAGAAGAACTTATTAATGACGGAAACAGATTAAGAAATGCTGAAATTACAAATGTATCATTAAATTTCAAAGATCACGGAGTACTTACCCTTGATCTCACTCTTTCTGGTGGTGGCTGGGGAGTTGTATTCGGAGGATATGTTTTAGGACATGGTTACCTTGGCTCGGAAAACTTTAAAGGTTCAAAGGCAGGGCTTGAAGCGATTATGAGAATCATGGACGTTGTTGGCGTAGATGACCTGATAGAAATGAAAGGAAAGCATGTCAGAGTTGCTACGAAAGGACTTGGACACTCAGTGAAAATTATCGGAAATTTCATTAAAGATGAATGGTTTGATTATGAAAGCTTCTTCGAAGATGAGAAGCCACTTCCAGAACCATATAAGGGAAATTAAAAAGCACCGACTATTTATCGGCACTTTTTACAAAATCTTGGAGAATGGTAATAACCAGATTATTGAAACTTCTGTTCTCCTGCTTGGCAATCTGCTCAAGTTGTTCTTTGAGCTGTATCGGGAACGTGATATTAGTTCTGGTCTTATCAGAATTGCTAGCCATATGAAATCCCTCCCTTGTTTTTAGAACATTGTAGCATTTTTGTCTATCGGTGTCAATTAGATGCCAAAGTGATACCAAAGTGATACCATTTTATCTTGCAATATAGGTGTTGAAGTGGTATCATAGTGGTGTCATAGTGGTATCAAAAATACACCAAAGAATGAATCGAGGTGATAAGTTTTTAATAATGAAAAAAATAAATTACAGACAAATTTATATGATGAAAAGTCAACGTGAGAAAAAAATAAAAGAAATATGCCCGGGTATTCCATATTCAAGCGGCATATATGCTTTTTACAGAACAGATGAAGCAGGAATAAGAAGAAGCTACGTAGGGCAGGCAGTTAGCCTTTGTGAGAGATGCGCGAGCCATTTAGGAGAATACGATCACATAGCGTTAAGTCTTAAAAAACATAAATTTTACAGTGAAAGTAACCCCACTGGATGGAAGCTTACATATATGACGTGCAAAAAAAGTGAACTCGACCAGAAAGAAATTGAAACGATCAAATCTTTTGCCGACAAAGGTTTTCAGATGTATAACATCACAGCAGGTGGGCAGTCTACAGGAAAGCAAGTAACAGGACAGTATAAACCGCCAAAGACATATATGCAAGGCGTACAGCAGGGAAAGAAAACTCTTGCCAGAGAGCTGTCGCATATCATAGACACGCACTTGCAAGTTTCTTTGAAGCCAGAGAAACAGAATAACAAAGTATCAATTCGGGCTTTTGAAAAATTCCAGAACTTGATTGATGAAAAAACATATGAAAAGGAATCGTGAATATGGACTCATTAAGGCATCAAAAACACATGCAATGGATGCAGAACCGAAAGGATATCTATTACTTCATCAGAAAATATGCGAAATATCATAAAACAACGCCGCCAACAAAGAAGATTTCCGAAGAACTTGATATCAGTGTTAGCGCCGTTCAGAGGCATCTGAGACAGTTTGAAGAAGATGGACTGATTGCATTTAACGGGTACGGCTCGCACAGGACATATGAACTGATAGGAGTAAAGAAACATGAAACTTTATGACGTATACGACGGTTCAAAGTATATCGGGGAGCTAACGCTTGCTGAAATATCAGAATTGACAGGAAAGACAAGAAGTCAGATATCGCAGGCGATCAGCGGAGCATATGACATTAACGGAAGATATGCGGTCATATATGATGGGCGACAAACAATCGCATACTCAAACAAGAATGATCGCAGGATGCTGATGGAATTTGACATTCTGACTCAGAAGATAAGGAGGGCTGTTGGTTGGGGAAGTTGAAAATTAAAAAATCAAAGAATCAAAGAAGCTTAATCCCGGCGCCACTTAACATAACTGGTTTTACAATGGAGCAGGCTTCCAGGCAAACTGGCGTAAGAATCGAATCTCTTAAAACGTATTTGGATTCAAAAGAACAGGAAATTAGAGAACAGACCGTTAAAGAATTTCAGGAAAAGCTGTGGAAAGCAGAAGATTATATTGCTGTGGCAAATATTTTGATTTCTGTTATTGCAATCAAGAAAGCATGGGGATTCAAGAAAGCAAACCAGAATTTCATTGATAAGATTACCGAAGCTGAAAGATATGTTGAGGAAGTCGGCGTTGAAGCAGCATATAAGGAAATTAAGGAAGAAATGGGATTACAGATCGAATTTGATTCTTTTGATATTAACAAGGAATTTGGATTCGGAGAGTATGAGGAGAAAGGATGAAAGCAATAGATGCAATCAGAGAGCAAGTAGAACAAGGCGTAATTTACGTAGAAAAAAACGGGGAATTTTGGAAAATAGCAAATAAAACAAATGACCCTTTTAAAATAATTCCCATAAAGCCGAAACGAATGGAAGTAAGACTAAAATCTGGATACTTAGGAATAGTTGTATGGAAAGATGGGAAACAGTATTTGATGCTTGCACACAGAGCAATGTGGGAACTTTTCGTTGATAAAATACCAGATAAAATGGACATAAATCATAAGAACGGAAACAAGCAGGATAATAGACTGGAAAATTTAGAGATAGTAACTAGAAGCCAAAATTTGAGACATGCAATAAATACAGGGCTTAAAATATACAGCAATTATCCTAAACAATACTCAGAGAAAGCAAAACAACTTCGGAATACAGGAATGTCGTTTTCAAAAATAGGTGAGAGTTTGGGAATATCTCAAACAACTGCGTTTAAAGCAGTAAAGTTTAAATCGTGAACAGCGTTGTGCCGGTTATGGCAGAAGTGCTTGTGAAAGCTAATTGCCCGTATCTGAAAGTCGGAGAGCGTAAAGCCGCACCGATGATTTATATGCAGAATAACGGACAGGTAGCGTTTGGTTAAATGAAAGTAGGACGAGAAATGAAAATTAAGTTAAAAGAAATCAGCAGAGACGATTTAAAGGTAGGAGATACCGTTGGAATTGCCAGGGAAGTAAGATGTGGGTGGGGAACCAGCTTCCGACACAGACGTATTTATCCGGCGACGATTGTAAAAATCACCACAAAGAGAACCAAAATCGAGACAGACCAGTTCGGAGAACATGATAAATACGAAATATTCTACGAATATGACAATAACGCCAAGAAAGAAACAGAGTTGGCAGAGAAGTTCGTGAAGATAAAAAATGCAATATATAAACTTGACCAGTTCAGGAACGTACCTGGACTGAGACATCTTAGAGATGAAGACATTCTCGAAATGGCGGATTACGCAGAAAAAATAATGGAAATTTTAGACAGTTACAGAAATGAATAACGAATCCTCGGTAAACCGAGGTTGTATCAAAATTAGAATGGTGAATTGATACATAAATAATACAGAAATCATGGAGGACTGCACAATAGCGTTCCAGTTGCTTACATGGGGAAAGTGAAGATGAAAATGGGAAAATTAAAACCTTGTCCGTTTTGCGGAAAAGAGATAGATACAGAGAAAAATGTATACATTCCAGAAAGAGACTGGGCACCGTCTTTTTACGATCCTGACAGTGGAGGCTATCCGATAAGTATTCACTGCGAATGCGGATTAGTTTTTTGTCCAGGCACATGGGATTATAAAGAAGCCGTAGAACAGTGGAATCGAAGAGTAAATAACAAGGAGGATAGTAATAATCATGAACTATAAAACACAATATTATAAAGGAATCCCACTTAATTTAATTTCCAGAAAATACAAAAATATGAAAGCAAAGAGATTCATAATAAATCATACTAATCAAAATGTGTGGATTCCTAACAAACATCTCAAAGAAGATGGAACAATAAAAGAAAAAGAGAATATTGATTATGTGTTTAGAAAGTCAATACGAAAATTAGAATTAGCAGGAATAACTCCGACGATAATTGAAAGCAGAATTTCATGACAAAAACAAGGAGGGCGAAAATGAGCTACTGTGACGGAACCTGTAAATATCTGAATACAAGAAAACACAAATGTGAATTGACAGGAGAAAAACTCACATACATGAAATGGAGTTGTGGAATCGAGTATTCAGTGCATGAGCACAGAGGATTCTGTGAGAAAGACAAGGAGGACACAAAATGTTAATCAGAAGTCAGGATAGAGAAGTATTGATTAATTTCAATTCTATGGCAGGCGCTGAAATTGCGGAAGGACCTATAAAAACAATTATAACATCATACATAACCGGATGCAGTTATCCGCTAGGAGAATATTCGGATAAAGCAAAAGCCATGAAAGTACTGGATATGATTCAGGGAGCTTATAGTGAATATCAAATCATGTTGAATTTCAGTGTAAGTTATCTTCACGAATTTAAAGAAAAAACAGATGGATTTGCTATCTTTCAGATGCCAGAAGATTCGGAGGTGGAAGAATGAAATACAGAAAGAAGCCGGTCGTAATTGATGCAGTACAGTGGACTGGTACAAATCATCGAGAAATGTTCGATTTTCTGACGGACTATCAGTGTACAGACCAGTACATGTCGGCAGAAGGTAAGAATTTCTATATTGACCATTGGAAGGTTCTGGGTGGATTGGTTATTAAGACACTAGAGGGCGAACATCTGGCGAATATTGGTGATTATATCATCCGCGGTGTACACGGTGAATTTTATCCGTGTAAGCCAGATATATTCAAGGAAACCTATGAGGAGGTGGAAGCATGATTACATTCTTATTAGGATTCACCATTGGAACCATATTTGGAATGGTTGGTCTTGCATGTGTGGCGATCATGTACGATAAGCACCACCCAGACGATTAGAAAGGAGAACGGTATGCTGACAAGGAATAAAAAGCTGAAAGACTACGGTATTCCGGCAGAGGACATTGAAAAATTAAATACGATACTAAAAGACTTTCCAGCAAAGTACGGATACCTGCTTTCCAGTGCTGCCTTGTCAGCTTGCCCGAAGAACACGGTGATAGCGGATATGGTTATCGAGAATATCCTACACCGGAAAAGTTACAGGAAAATCAGCAAAGAAAGATATATCCCGATGAATCCGAAAGACTTCTACGGATACAGACGCAAGACCGTCGCTGTACTGTATGAGAGAATGCGGTTGTTGGGAGTGTGGGGAGGAATAAGAGGGCAAAATGGAAAAAAGTTTGTTTAGCAGCAATTCCGATCAATGGGCTACACCTAAATATATTTTCGATGAATTAAACAAAGAGTTTGATTTCACACTAGACCCATGTGCGGACGCAAAAAACCATAAATGCGAGAAATTTTTTACTAAAAATGAAAATGGTCTTATACAGGATTGGGGAGGAATGCGAGTATTTTGCAACCCACCCTACGGAAGAGAAATATATCAATGGGTTGAAAAAAGCTATCAGGAAGGACATAAAGAGAATACGCTCGTTGTTTTACTAGTTCCGGCAAGGACAGACACGAAGTGGTTTCAAGATTTTGTATATCACAGATCTGAGATTAGATTTTTAAGAGGAAGGTTAAAATTCGGAGACAGTAAGAATAGCGCACCGTTTCCGTCAATGATAGTAATTTTTAGAGGACCTAAAATGTAAGCACAGGGAGGAATCAGATGAGTAGACTGATAGATGCAGATAAGTTGAAACATGTAATACATTGTGCATATTCTGATGATTTAGAGATTCTTGAAAAGATTGACGAACAGCCGACAGTTTTTGATGTAGATAAGGTTGTGGAGCGGTTAGAAGAAGAAAAGAAGAGAGCATTTAAACTATGTTTGGGAACTAATGACAGCACGCAAAGGCTGAAATACATTGAAAAAGAACAGACGATAGCTTTAGCAATCGAAATTGTAAAAGGTGGTGGAGTTGAATGAGAGAAATTCTTTTCAAAGGAAAGCGGATTGATAATGATGAATGGATTGATGGGTATTATCAGAAAAGACATGACTTTTTAGGAAACGAAGAACATTTAATCTTTTATGCAGACGGTCATACAGTATGGGATCATGCGGAAGTTAGCTCAGGAACCATCTGCCAGTTCACAGGACTTTGTGACAAGAACGGGAAGAGAATCTGGGAGAACAATGTTGTTTGGCTTGTTTGTAATGGTGAAGAACATGTTTATCAGATAGTTTGGGATAACTCTGAATTAGATTTTAAAGCGACCAATGGTGAAGAAAATTACGGATTGAATTTTGAATATTTACTATGTTGCGATGAAATTGAAGTTATTGGAAACATTTTCGACAATCCAGAATTATTACAGGAGGAACACAAATGAGTAGTGCAAGCGTAAGATTCGGAACAAAAGCGTATGTATGCGCAAGGTACTTCCTCAGACCGGGAAAGTGCTTCAAATACATCGACCAGCGTGGCGAAGCTACCACGGAACACATCTATGAGGTCATGGCGTTATATCCTTATTGTGTATTGTTAAGAGATACCAGAAACGGAGTCAGAACTTGTCCGGGATATAATACTTTAAGTCTGATGTTGAGAGGAAGTGAAGCGAGTGAGTAAAGGCAAAGATATTTCTACTATGTTTACAAGAGAAGAAAACAAAAAGAACGGAAGGCTTGGATATTGTCAGGCTACAAGAGAAAAAGACACTATCATTAGTCCTTCACAATATGGAGCATTCTTGCAGAAAAGAGGTAAGAGAAGATGGGTAAATCAGTATTAGTGATTGACGCACCAGAGAATTGCGGAAAATGTAAATTTATAAGCGGATTTTGGTGCAGAGCGATGGGTGGCAGAAAAGTTCCAAACAATGATGCAATCCCCGGATGGTGTCCATTGAAGCTATTACCGGAGAAGGACACAAAAAACCATTTCCCGGACGAAGTTGAAGATGGGTATGCTACTGGTTGGAATGCTTGCATTGATGAGATCACAGGAGAGGTGAAGTAGATGGAGAGATTAACACTTGACGATATGATAAAGGCACTTAAATGCGTTGCCAGCCAGGATACTATAGGTGATTGCTATGCAGGCCACGAAAACTTCATGCATAGGAATGATGAGCATAAACGCATTGTCTGTGGAACTGGCGAGGATTTAAGAGATTATATTAGCGGGAAGGAAGCGGTTGGATGCCCGTATTATCAAAATACTTATGGATGTTGTTTTGAAAATGGGGAATTATCTTGGTTGAAAGATGTTGCAGAGCTGTTGGAAGAATTGAAGTCTTACAAAGACCTAGAAGAACATGGCTTGTTTGTGAGATTGCCGTGTAAGGTTGGAGATACGGTTTGGGTGGTAACATCGCCAATTAATGTGTTTGGTTATGATGAATATGATGGAGATGCGGAATATGAAGTATATGAATCTTTTTTATCAAGCGTATCTTATTATGCGTCTGGAGAACAATTCAGAATTTACGCAAAAGTAACGAATAGTTTTATTGCGGCATACTTTAGAGAATGTGATTTTGGAGAATCTATATTCCTCACCCGTGAAGATGCTGAGAAAAAATTGGAGGAGTTAGAAAATGAATAATGTGTATCTAGTGATGAGAGAAAAAGATAATGTATTGGTTTCGATTATGTGAAATAAATTAGATGGTACATATTCTTTTGTAAATTTAACAAAAGGACACATATGTACTTGTAAATTTAATAGTGTTGAAGATGCGGCAGAAGATATGCAAGGCAAAAAAGAAAACGGTGAAGTTTTAGATTATTTTAAAGTATGTGAATAAATGGGAGGATTAATATGAAACCAGAAGAAGCAATTGAAAACTTACGGGAACGCATTGACTTAGCTAAAAAGGTCTGGACAAATGTTCCAGGAATTGTTGAATATCGTAAAGCATTAGAATTAGCAGTTAAAGCGTTAAAAAAGCAGATACGCAGAAAAGTGAGATACGAGGTTGTAGAATACGACGAATGCTACGATGTTAATTTATATGCTTGCATCTGTCCGTCATGTGGATTGCATATTATTGGTTTTTCGGATGACGATGTAGATTCTAAATGCAACAGCGATAACCCTGAAGATATGTTTCATTCCAGTATGGTACATCATGCATATATTGGCATGAATAATTATTGTAACAGGTGTGGGCAGAAATTAGATTGGGGTGAGGAAAATGGCAGATAAAACATGCAAAACTTGTATTGAAAACGACAACGGGCTGTGTGACCGCAAAGGCATCCTGATAGAGGGAGATGATACCTGTGAAAAGCACACAGAAAATTGGATGGACTCTTTAATGGAGAAATTCATTCGAAAATCAATGTGGTAAGGGTGGAAACGCCCTTACTAGACGGGAAGGTGGCTAAATGACAAAAGTGAGTTGGATTCGATTAGAAATAGATATGTTCGACAACAAGAAAATCCGGCATATCAGAAAACTTCCAGAGGGAAACAATATCGTGCTGATCTGGATGATGCTCCTGACAATGGCAGGGCGTTGTAATTCAAACGGAATTATTTTTCTGACAGAGAATATTCCATATACAAACAAGATGCTGGCTGACGAGCTGGACTTTGACGAGAGCGTGATCGAACTTGCACTTACAATTCTTGAAAAGTTCGGCATGATAACCAGAGACGGAACAATGCTTTCAATTCCCGGATGGGAAGAACACCAGAACATTGATGGACTTGAAAAAATCAGAGAGCAGACAAGAAAACGAGTTGCTGAGCATAGAAAGCGCCAGAAAGAATTGTCGGAAGAAGAGATTCCAGAACAAATTTCTTGCGAAAAAGATTTAGTCAAGCCCGGTGATGTGCAGAAAGTAGTCGATGAATGGAATAAGCTTCAGCAGTTCGGTATTCAGCCGATTGCAAGAATGACAGCAAGAAGAACGCAGATGTTGAAAGCAAGAATCCGTGAATACGGCATGGACAAGGTAATGGAAGCATTAAACAATGTACAAAACAGTGACTTCCTCATGGGAAAGAAAACTGATTTTATAATAAGCTTTGAATGGTTCGTGAAACCAAACAACTTCTTAAAAATACTTGAAAACAAATACCATAACAGGGAGGATATGCGAAATGGAACTGGCACAGCTCAAAGAAATGTCGAACCAATCATCCCACTTGGAGAATGGAACGGAGAAGAGTCAGACACCCCGTTCGCTTGAATGCCCTGAATGTGGGGACAGTGGGTGGAGATGGGTAAGAGATGCAAGCGGTATTCCTTATTGCGAGGAATGCCCTTGCGGAATCAGGAAGAAAACAATCCTTGAAAATCAATTGAAATTTGCAGAGCTTCCAAACGTGTTTAAAGACTCAAATTTTAACGATTTGAAGTCAAGTGTATATTTGAACGCCGAGAGTCGAAAAGTATTTTCTCAGGCAGCTCAGGCGGTAAATTATTGGTTTAAAAACCTTCCTGATATGCAGAAGAAAGGAATAGGATTATATCTTTTCTCAAGTGCAAAAGGTTCTGGCAAAACCAAAACAGTATGTAGCTTGGCGAATGAGATCATGAAGAAACACCAGAAGCCAGTCAAGTTCACCACATCCCTAAGAATCCTTGACGAGATTAAAAACACATGGGGAGGCAAAGAGAATGCAGAGGGAAAGTTGATAGAGGATTTATCCAGAACAGAAATCCTTATTATTGACGATTTCGGCGCTGATTCTGGAAAGGACTGGATTAACGAAAGATTCTATAGCATTATCAACGGGCGGTATATTGACAGGAAAATTACTATATTCACAAGTAACTGTCAGATATCAGAATTGAAATACGATGAGAGGATCACAAATAGGATTCTGGAACGGTCCCTTGAAATTCCATTTCCAGAGGAATCCGTCAGGGAGCACATCGCGGAACATTTGAGAATGAAGATGATTCAAGGAATGGGAGTAGCAAAATGAGAAGAAAAAGATGGAAAGAAATGTCAGAGAGGGAAGTAGTTGAGCTGAAACGTAATCAATGAATGAAATGCGTATATCTTTCTAAAAGCAGTCCGTCATCTATATCGAATGCTACCTGTGATTATATTCTTATTGTTGGTCATTCAAGAGGCTGTCCGCCTACGGAATGCGTACAGAAAGGAATTTTAAAGCGTGGTAAGAGAAAAGGCGGAGAGAGTGAATATGGATTATGATATCACACCCGAAATGGTAGGAACGTGTGTAAACATCATCATGGATTACTGCAAAGCGACAGATAATAAATGTGAGAGCTGCGCGCTTCGAGTTACCTGTCAACACAGTTTTAAAATCCCACCGTTTGCATGGAAGAGGAAAGAGCATGAGAACAATAAGTGAAATGTATAAGCGTTCTGGAGGAACAGCATATCAGCATAAATGTGCTGAATGCAGATTCTATAGGGACGGAAAGAGAGGAAAATGTCTGATGTACGGCGGTGATCGGGACTGGCATGGAAACTTCATTGCCTGTAAATTCTTTAATCTCGAAGATGATATGCCGGAAGGACAGATGAATATTTTCGATTATGTGTGAAAGAAAGGAGGAACGAGGAACCGCTGGCCAGCGAAAGGATATCCCGGTTCCTCCTTATTTTTTATGAATAATGACGACTTGAAATATGCTATAGAGAATGGTATTATCGACTTATCTCACATACAAGAGAACATAGAGATGAGTAAAAGAAGGGATATATTGAAACAATACGAAGCTAGCATTTGGGAGGCTTCGGACGGATATTGGAAAATCCGTATTTATGATGATGAAACTAAGAAAAGAAGACTGATTAAGAGGAGAAACAGGGAAGACCTGGAAGATGAAATAGTCAGAATCTATAAGGAAAAGATTGAGAATCCTAAAATAAGTGAAATCTTTGATGAATGGCTTGAACGCCGTCAGGAACTGGGCAAGATATCAATGTCCACAAAGCAGAGATACCAACAGGTTTTTGACCGCCATTTCAAAGAATTTGGTACTGAAAGAATACGAGATGTTGACTCGGAGGATTTTAGTAGTTTTCTCGAAGAGCAGACGGGGAAATACAATCTGACAGCAAAGGGATTCTCAAATCTCAAGACAATAGCCAGAGGCACAATGAAATGGGCGAAGAGAAAGAAACTGATAGATTGGAACGTGGAAGAGCTTTTTTATGATCTGGACGTGAGTGACCGTGAATTTAAGAAGAATGTTAAGGAAGAATTAGAAGAGGTATTCAGCGACGCCGAAATGAAAAGAATCGTTGATTATCTCAAAGGTAATCTTGATATGGTAAATCTTGGGATTCTGCTTATGTTTGTGACTGGAATAAGAGTCGGCGAATTAAGTTCACTAAAATGGGAAGACTGGGTTTATAGCAGCGACGTGGAAAGTCCAAGCATATTAAAGATACGCCGCACGGAGACACGGTACACTGTCGATCATAATTTAGTTTTCGACGTGAAGAACTTTCCGAAATCAGAAGCAGGCGTGAGAAATATAGTAATTCCACATGGATGTGTCTGGATTCTGCAAAGACTAAGATGCATGTCAGCATTCTACGAGTACATATTTTTCATGGATGGTCACAGGCTTAATACATCTGTATTTAGACGGCGACTATACAAGGCTTGTAAAGAAACAGGATGTGTTCAGAAATCACCGCACAAAATCAGAAAAACTTACTGTTCAATTCTTCTCGATCACAGTATTGACAACCAGATGGTAATATCTCAGATGGGACATTCAAATATAAAATGTTCCGAGAATTTCTACCACAGAGACAGAAAAACACTTGCAAAAAAGCAGGAAATCATGGATAATATTCAGGAATTTTCGGTTATAGCAAAATAAAAATCTGATCTAAAGTATGGTTGTTTTTTACTGACAGGGAACAGCTAGGGAACAAAAGGGAACACCTTGAAAATCCCGAAAGCCCTTGATTTTACTGAAAAATAAGGGCTCTATAAACGGGTTCGATTCCCGTACTGGCTGCTAAGAAAACCTTGATTTTATGCGGGTTTCGGGACTTCTGGAATCCGCAAGGGAACACCCTAGGGAACACAAACAAATATTCAATAATAAGACATGGAGGAATCTTGTATGCGAGATATAAGAAAGCCTCAGATAAAATCGCTGAAAGGCGATTATTTTTTTGCACTTTTTTAATGAATACAGTATAATATATTCAAAGGAGTGAGACAGTATGATACATACCGCATACGATGTAATGAAAGAATATCTGATAACCGGCGCAGAGTTGGATGGCCCGTACCAGATACCGGTTATTCCGCCGATACAGCTGGTACCGAAGAAAAGCATAGACTTCGTTTCTTCAAAATCCAGATCATTAAAAGGGCACAAGGACTTGACGGTAAATTTTTATATTGATGACAAGAGTTTCTTACAGATATGGAATCAGCCGGGCCAGCACGTAGAACATCTGAAATGTTTCCATTCAGTTTGCAGTCCTGATTTCACAATTGCTTCCGGGATGCCTACGGCACTAAATATATACAACCTATACAGGAATCATGCCATAGGCTTCTATTTTGCGATTTTAGGTGTTAATATCATACCATCGGTAAATGTTATCAGTCCAAAGGAAATGCCGTGGATTTTTGACGGTACGCCGCACAGAAGCGCTGTATCATGTTGCACTAATGGGAGAGTACGGTCTAAGTCTGCCAGAATGGAATTTTGCGAGAATTTCAAGGAAATGCTAGACGCAATAGAGCCAACAAAGGTTGTGATCGTGGGTATCGTGCCGGACGAACTCAATGTAGATGTACCGATTATCAATCTTAACTCACGCAGCCAGAACATGAAGGAAATGTTCAGAAAGGAAGGACCATGGGAACAGTCAGTAGCGGATCAGCAAAACGAAGGAACAAAGAAACCGGTCGGCAAAAGAAGCGCCGAAGCAGACTTTTCAGTATTGTGGGACGAAGAAACATGACTGGAAAAGATGAATTGAATGTGATGAAGTGAAAAATTTACATCACGCCGAGCTACGTTATAGAAGATTATATACAGAATGCACAAAAAATAAAAAGTCGCAGGTCTGAATTAGTTTCAGATTTCTGCGATTTTTTTCAGATTTTCCCAGTTCAAACCGTACCGGTTTTGATTCTGCTTCTAACTTGTCGTGCTTTCCCTTAGTGTCCTTATCCCGTCCCGGGATGGTCCCGGAAAACGCCAGCCGATCAGTAACGGGCCGTCGCTAGGAACCCGCGGAAGCCTCGCCGCCCTGTATGATCTGACAAACTGGAGTCAATAACACAGTCTGCCGGGGATAACCCGGAAGCAGACCGGGAGCAGCTGCGGAAGCGCAAAACCAGCGCCAGGCACCGCCAAAATCAAAGCTAATTCTAGCGCAATGTTGTAAAATGCGTTTAAAAGCGCTTTTACGCGTCATTGGTAAAATATACAGGAATTACATAAAACACGCTTAAAAAGCCAAATACGGTGCTACAGAAGTATTTAAGACACAACCGCCCAAACAAAACGCCTAAAAGCGTACAGAAATAAGACCGCCGGAGCGATCGCAAACAAAGCCCGCATAGCTCCGCACAGTCTGGAAGCATAAAGACCCGACCGGGCGAAGCGTCTGCGCAACTATACAGAATAATAATAACCCCGTTGCGTTCTGTCGTCAATCCCTGTTATCAATTTGTATTTGACGTTTTAAGGTGCTTTTATATGACTGTGATAAAAATTACTAGAATCACGATAAAAGCCGTTAAAATGTCAAATAGAAGCTAATACAGCTATATATAATTGTCAATGTGCATCAAACCAGGACGCAGGCCCCGGAGAAGTCCCGCACAGGTCACGAACCACCGCCGCCCGGAGCGGATGCAGGACACCAGAAAAAGAACAGCGTTTTACTGCTCTAAATAATTTATATTCGTGATTTGCGGTAATTCGTACCATATCAGCGGGACAGCACCGGAAGAAACAGCTTCAAATACTTGCCTGGCTTCCTTTTCTGCAATTTCTTTTATTCTGTTTACTTCAGAAAAATCACCGCTTTTTATAGCGGTGATAGCTTGTTTTTGCGTGGCTTTTCTGATTGTGATCATCTTTTCATTCCTCCTCAAAAATCAAAATCAACGTTGTTAAATGATGACCGTTTGACCAGTCAGCTTGCAAATGATCAAAAAGTACTTCAGCGGTAAATTTATCGTTGTCAAGACACTTAAAAAACCATTTCTGATCACTTTTTACTTCGTATACATTCCACATATATTTCTCTTCTTCCCTTTACCCATGGGAGCCGGGTTATAAAAGGCGTTGCCGGGAATCGAACCCGGCGGGAACCGTTACGCCTGAAAGCTAAACCCTTTTTATAAACTCGGTTTCCGTATAGTTTTCTCCGGTTACCTCATTCACAAAAGCCAAGATTCCGGAATTTGTGAAATCGAAGCGGGTAAAGTCAAAGTCACTTTGTGCAAGCCTATATTCGTAAGAACGTCCGCAACCCTCAGCGTCGTAATATATTCCGCCGACATGTAACGCGTTAGACTGTACCACTGGACAGCCTTTTTTATTTGCGTCGCGCCTCTGGTAGCTTCCAAAATCCGCAATAACGTGCAGGCCGTCCAATGTATCAAATTCTGCGCGAACTCTGCAATTTGGAACGTCTGAGCCGTTTCTATAGCCTGTTCCTGTACATCCGTATTCTACTAATGTTAATTTTTTCATGTTTTAATCCTCCTGATTTTATTTTAAAAGGCCGCCGGGGAAATGCTCCCCGGTACGCTTGCCGGTCTGTTAATCGCAGATATACGACCAAGAATTCACTTTTGTTGTTCCGTATCTTTTTAAATATGCGTCAATCCGTTTTTCGAATGCTTTTCTAACTTCTTTAAAGCCGTCAATAATTTTCTGGATATCGTCTGCGCCCAGTTTTTTAACGTCCTTGCAATTAATCCAACGCATCGGGGTAAATTCTGGATTATATCCGGTTCTTACCACCGTGAAAGCCTTTAATTTGCTGCCGTCTGGCTGTCCCATATAATGAGTGTATGTATAACATTCGTATTCATAACTGCTCAAACATTTTTCGAGATCCTCTATATTAGAATCAACCTTTTTTAGATTTTGTTCTTTAAAATATTGCTCACTTTTTCGGGCTAATGCCGCCATACTTTCGGCGTTTTTCATTTCTTCATTGGTGCAAGTACCATAAGAGCCAGCGCCAAAACAAAAGTCCTTTTCTATAGATGGTTTTTCAATATCTGTAATATCTCCATTTGAAAATTGAACCACATAAGCACATTTTTTCTTTACAAAATTTTGCATGTGTTCATCTTCCCAGACCTCTGTTTTGATAATGCTCATGTACATTTCTTTTAATTCTTTCTGTGTCATAGCTGTTTTACCTCTTTTCTTATTTTTTTTAAGTCCGGCGGTTGCGTTGGGGCTACGGCTTGACCGCCGCCGGAGGGAATTTATTTAGATGGTTTTTCGTATCGAATAATCGCAACCTGTTCGCCGGTGGACTTTAGAGCACCGAACCCGTTAAACATTGGGCCGTTAAGCCCTAACAAGAGCGGCTGCCCTTGCAGTTCGTCCCGGTGCGCCGGGTTTTCATTGTACCCGTAAATAAGCGAATTGAACTGCTCAGCGGTTTTGATCTCTTTCGGAAGATCATAAACAACGGTTTCGCCTGTAAACATTTTTCCTGTAATCATTGATTTTTCTCCTTTTCTGTGATATTTTATTTTTGCTGGTATTTTAATAATTTTTATTTATGACCCCGGAGCTTTTCGGGGTCTTTTTCATGCTGACATTTTATAAAGAATCAGAAACTTTAATTCTTCATACTGTCGGGAGTCAATCCCGGCGAAGTCGCTCCCGATCAGGTCCAGGAGCTTTTCTAATTTTCTTTTTGTGTGGGCTTTTTCAATCAGCCCCAGATATCTGTTGTATCTCACTCTTTTATTTTCTCCAATCTAATAACAAGCCCTAACTCGTTATTCTTATTTGATCTTGTGATATAGAAATCAATCACTCGATCATCAAAATATTTTTTGCAGGTCTGAAGCATTTTGCCACTCATTTCCCACTCTACAAATTCGCTTTTTCTGTCTTTCTGGATTTCGAAGAAATCGCAGTGCATTGTGTTGAATAAATCTAAAAATTTAATCATGTTTTTCTCTCCTTATTTATTCTCTTCCATGATTGCCTGAATGTGTGGCACGTAAAGTGTGCTCCACAATTCCTCTGCGGAAATACCACATTCTGCGGCGCCCTGGATATTTTCATCATAGCTGTTTAATAACTCAATTACTCTTTCTATTCTTTCTTCTCTGCTCATGCTTTTTCTCCTTCTTTCTCCCGGCTTAATGACCGGGTTACTTGTTCTCTGTTGATGGTTATATAATACTATATATAAGGCACAAAAGCAATACACACAATAACTAAAAATAAGGCACAAAATACAAAACTGAATTGTGCAATATGTATAAGGCGCAAAATAATATTGTATAGTAAAAACTATTATATATAGAAGCTAATTTTTTACTTGCAAATAAGGCACAAAATGTTATAATTAGAGTATCATATATATAAGGAGGATAAATGGATGCCAGAAGAAAGAAAAACGACAGCGGCACAAAGAAAAGCAGTATATAAATATGATGACAAATTTGAGCGGGTAAATTGTCGCTTCAAGATCGGCACGAAAGAAGCAATCGAAAAAGCAGGGTACAAAAGTATAAATGATTTTATAAAATTAGCAGTTGCCGAAAAGCTAGAACGTGAAGAAAAAATATTGAAATAAGGCACAAAATACTATTGACATATAAGGCACAAAACTATATAATAAAGACAGTTAAAGAAAACCATTTCAAAAGCCCATTCGGGCGGGGCGGTCGCCCTAGTAACTGGAAACCTTGCATAGAAAAAAATATGGAGGAATAAAAATGAGAATACAGGGAATCGGAACAGTAAGAAAAGAAGTAGCAATGCAGATTCTTACAAGAGAGGGTCGCGAAGCTGTGAAAAGTGGTGAGATCACCACACAGGAGCTTGGAGAAATGTATAAGCTCCATGAAATCAAAAAGCTTTCCAGAATTGGAAAGTATAGCGATTTATTTGCAAATTGCTATAAATGGATTCCGGAAAGTTTACAAGAAAAGCTTTCTCCGGAAGAGCTGGCGCAGCTCACAGATGTATTTTATGAATGCTATGGAGCCGGAAAAAATGCACAAAAATAGAGCTTAACTAAAAGCTCTATTTTAAAAAATACCGTAAATAAAATTATTTCAATCCGTAGCTAAAAGGGGATTGCTATTTAGCCCGCCTGTAAAGCATCCATCGCAGGTGACAAAATAAGTATATCTCTTAGTCGCGGAAAAGTCAAGAAAAAAACCGCATAGCCCCGGACAGGGGCGAACAGGAGGGGAAAATGAAATTAAATACATTGTCATACGTCCTCGGAGCAGAGAACACAATTGAAGCTGTCAAAGAATATTATTTCGGTCAGCTCTGGGACGGAAACGGAGACGGGGAAGAACTGTTGGAGTCTGGAGCAATCGCCGTATATCAGGATGGCGAGGAATATATTGTTGACTTCGAGATTCTGGAATCTGCGGATGATATTTTACAGACCCGAGTCAAAGTTATCGGGATTAACTAGGAGGCAGGAGGAGAAATAATGGAATATTTAGTTAACGAAATGCGCGGAAACCAGTTATTCCCGGGGAACTGTATTTACATCCCGGAGAATTACCCGGAGGACTGGCGGGAACGTCTGGAAGCTGGCGAGGTTGTCAGCTACGAGGAGGACGGCGAGCAGTGCAAAATTTGGCTTGATATGGAAGAGGAGGAATAGGAACATGAGAAAATATGATTTAGTAAAAAGAACGATGGAATTTAACCGCAGAGACAGAAGAGAGATCAAACAAGGATGTACAGCTTTGGATCCGGATCCCGAATACATAAAAACGTTTGACGATCTGGAAGAGGCTAAAAAGGAACTTGCAAAACGCAAGACAAGCGTCAGCAAGTTTGAAAATCACAATATGACGTTTTACTCAGTTGAGGAATATGTGATTGAGGAAAACGAGTTCGAGTTTGACGAGGACGAAAACGAGTTCGTACAGACGGACTTCGTGGACACCTTGGAAACAACCCCGATGAAAATTGAAGTAGTCGAGATCCCGAGTTATAAAAGAATAGCTGTTTGCTCCAGTCTGGAAGACGCGGAAAAAGCAGCGAACAATTACGAGGGAGAAGGCGAAGCTTATATAATGCTTTAGTGATAAATAAAGCCCCTGGGAGATAGTCCCGGGGGCTTTTACTGTTTTATTCTGGCGGCGTAACGACGGCACGGCACTCAGCCGGTAAACAGCCCCACCGCCGAAGCTGTTAAAATACATTTAGCACAAAACCGCCGAAGATGTCAAGCAAAATTTTTTTATTTTAAGGCTTGATTTTTAAAACTGATGTGGATAAAATAAAATCAACGACAGGTGACGGAACTCAGGAGGGGAGCTAAAGCCAGAACGCTAAAAGAATAAGAATCTAACAGCCAGATCACGCCGGACAAGGTGCCGGAAGGTCTGGCTTTTTGTGTTTAATAATTGAAAAATGACCGTATTACAAGGCGTATAAATATATAATAACTGTATATATAATCCCCTCCAAGATTCCAAATACCTAGAGTTTATTAATATATATATGCTATACAGTACTGTATAGATATAATATATATAATTACTATGGGGAGTAATAAGAGAATAAAAGAAAATAAAATATGGTATTGACAAAGGTATATTATCTTTGCTATAACAGAGATACAGAGAAAAACAGAATAATTTATTATAACTTTTAATTATGCTACCGAGTCTGGTTTTACTATGACTTTACTTTTACGATCACAGAAGTGATATGTATGTTTGTATTGTCGTAGTAGGTCCAGGCTTTTTTTATTTATATTAATTATCTGGAGGTGATACAGTGCAGAATACAGATAACAGCGTGTTAGATACGTTTAAACAGGATACAAAGAGATACTTAGATATATTTTGCGCTGAATATGGTATTGAAGACCTTATGAAAGCGCCTCAGAACACATTTGAATCAGCTCTCAGTTATGCAGGGGATCATATATTTCTAAAGCCTGAAAACGTAACGCTCAAGTACAACAGGCAGACTATATTAGATTGTGATAATGCAGAACTGATCAATTACATACTCGACTATTATATATTTATATGTGGCGTATATAACAAGGAGTCAAATATACAAGGGTTTGCTAAATATATTAAGATTAGTGAACAGACTATGTACAACTGGATAAATGGAGAGTATAAGACAAAGATATATATAGATACAGACGGCAATGTTATCAAGGATATACAGGAGTGGAAGTTGAATAAGAGAGGGGAGTATAGGGAGATAGCAAGCACATCACACCTTGACCTAATTAAAAAATTAAATGCGAATGACGAACATTCACTTGCAAACATTGGAATCAGTGACAAGAATAACACAGGCGTGGCAATGAAACTCAATTCTAAATTTGGATGGAACGCACCAAACGGACGGAGTGCAGAAGAGAACAATGGAAAGCCAAAGCAGACAGCACAGCAGATCGCGGACAAGCACAGGGCAGCGCTGGAGCTTCCAGAGATGGAAAAGCCGGAGTTGTAACAAGATGTTGATATTTCTTGCTTAAATGTACAAGATATAGTGATGTTCAATGTTCTTTTAGGGTGTACCCATTTTGAACAGAGAGCAAAACAGAAATATTTGTGCAATATTACAACAGATTTACACCCCAAAGTGTTTCCTTGACTACTGCCGCAGGCTTTTAGCCATCAGCGTTAAGCCAGGGAAGCGGGAACCCATGGGGCGGCGGGCTTCCCTGGTAGCGTCCGGCATGGATACCGGGAGGGGGTCTATATAAGCCCTGATACACGCCGAGTAAGTACTCCGAATTCCCGAAAAATTAAAAAAGCCTTCCCCAACAGCAAGGCTTAAAATTTTCCCGAAAAATAAAAAAAGAGTTCCTCATGGCAGAGATAGTGATTGCAACACGACAAGCCATAAGCCTTAATGATTTCTCTGCCATAAGAAATAAGGCAATACAGGTGCAGCTCCTGATTTCTCCGCTGCGGAGAGTTTAAATATGAGCAGAATAAACTTTAGCTGCTGTTGTTTTAAGGACAGGGACTAATTAGGACATAAAAAAAAGAGAACCATTACGGTTCCCTTTTGAGATCGCCAATATTGAATTGTACAACAACATCCGGGATTGTTTCGACAACAATCCGGCAACCGAGAAATTCTAAAATAGAAATCATCTCGTCGGCGGACAGTGTTTCTCTTGAGAATTTATTCGCCAGCGCTTGAGGAGAAGTGCCGAGATATTCAGCTACCTGAACATTTGTAACTTTTTTCATCTTCATTATTTGCTTGATTTTTTGAGATATCAAAATATCACCTCCTAATCACATAATAAACGCAAACGTTAAAAAAATCAATAAAAATTCACTAAAACGTGTATAAACTACTTGATATTACACACGATACGGTGTATAATTGATATATAACGAAACGGAGGCGTGTATATATGAAAATAGGTTATGTGAGAGTATCAACAGTAGATCAGAATGAAGCAAGGCAGATTGAAGCTATGAAAACGGATGGAGTTGGTAAAATTTACATGGATAAGAAATCTGGTAAAGATTTTGACCGTCCCGAATATCAGAAAATGATTTCGGAGTTACAAAAAGGTGACGTGCTGGTGATTCATTCTATTGATCGGCTAGGAAGAAATTATGAAGAAATTATCAATGAATGGAGAAAAATTACTAAAGAAATCGGCGCGGACATTATCGTACAAGACATGCCGTTACTTAATACTTGCCAGAGTAAAGACTTAACTGGTACGTTAATTTCAGATATTGTCCTTCAGTTGCTTTCTTATGTGGCACAAAGAGAACGTGAAAACATTCGACAGCGCCAGAGAGAGGGCATAGAAATCGCAAAAGCTCAGGGCAAGTATAAAGGACGTGCCAAAAAAGAAATTGATAAGGAACTTTTTAAAAGCACCAAAACCAGATGGCAGAATGGAGAGATTACGAAAGTCCAATTTGCAGAAATTATGGGGATTTCAAGAGGTACCTTATATAAACTATTGGAGGACAATACGAATGATTGATTTTACAAACAAATCTGTTGTTACAGAAAATGATATCGAATCCGAACACTTATTAAAGAAAGCAGTCGCACAAGGATTTTCTTTACCAAAAGGCGAAAAAGTAATGGAACCATGTAGGTTTTTCCATTTTATCGGAAGCCCGTATAAACAGGTCATATCTCCCGAGAAGATAACACCGAGTGAGTTCGAACAAGCGGTTCGATATTCTGAATTATTTGGAGATGAAAAGGAAGATTTAAGAAAAATCGCTGACTTAGCTGCAAGATGGTGCAGAACATACGGATATGAACATTTAAGTGTTTATGCAAACGAAGAAATCGAAAACTATACTGGAAAAGGCATTGCAAAAACCGAAAATGGTACGGTGCAACGTGTTGATATTGAAATAAAGAAGCCACGAAAGATAACAATAGCTGAATTAGAAAAACATTTCGGATATCCTATTGAAATTGTAAGCTGAGGACGCTGCCTATGAAGAAGCATAACCCACAGGGCGAATCAATCAGAATCCGGCTCACATATCAGTTAGAGCAAAAACTCATTGCCGAGAAGAATCGAACTGGTAAGAGTGTGTCGCAAATTACCAGAGAAGTATTGGAACAATACTTCCGAAAGCGGTAGGCAAGACGCCGACTCAATTTTTCTCAAAAAAATAAAAAAGAGGTTTTTATGTCAGAAGAATACAGCGAACGATTCGACCAGCTTCGCAAGAACCGAGTTGAAGTAAGCTATCATAAATACGGCCCTGCCAGGAAGAATTATAAAACCGGGAACGTGCAGGCACTTCCGTCCATGGAACGGTGTATTGAGAAATATAATTCCACCGGAAACACAGAATATCTCGTGGATGCAGCAAATTACCTTATGTTTGAGTTCATGTACCCACAACACCCTAAAGCACACTTTACAGCCACAGACAGCAAGGATAGCGCCGGGATAGTCGGGATTAGCGTGAAAGAAATGGAGGACTTGAAGAATGAGCAATACTAATTCTACAACTATTACGCACGCGATAGCCATTTTAAGGAACGAACTTATGACACACGGAGAAGTTTATAATGGATTCAAAGCAAGCCTTAAAACAGCAATTGAGAAGTATTGTACCTGTGGTTTACCATTCGAGCCAGAAGAAGAAACTGCCGGTAAGATTCTTGATTTCATGATCGGAGAGGAACAAAGAGAATGATTTTAGCAAAATTCGTAGCAGCCATGTTAGATATTGCTTTTTTTACATTGGTCTTGGCATTCCTCATATCACAGGACGAAGCCGAAAAGAAAAGCAATCCAATAGCTTCAGCAATATTTATATTAATGGAAATATGTTTTGCAGTTAATGCAGTTGTGATTTTTAGATTATAAAGGAGGACGCAAGTAATGAAATTTTCAGAAGCATTCAAACTTATGAAGCAAGGAACAAAAGTGAAACTTCCGGGATGGGGTGGATTTTGGTATTGGGATGCAGAAAAAGAAACGATTATGATACAGTGCAGACCTCAGGATAGCGATACTCAGGGAGAACTACTTGATATCAGGGAAACTCAAAGAGTTGAATATACAACCATGAATATGCAGTCTGATGAATGGGTTATTGCAGACGGAACAAATTGCCCGATACTCGGCGGTGAAGCAACATTCTCTTTTGGGGATGCAATCAAATATTTAAAACGTGGACTTAAAGTAGCGAGAAAAGGATGGAACAGAAAGAAACAGTACATTCAGCTTGCTACCGGGATTTCGTATAAAACTGCTGATAATAAAATCGTAAATTGCGAACATGATGCGATTGGAAATAAAGCCATTGCTTTTGTCGGAACATCCGGCGTACAGATGGGATGGCTTGCATCTCAGGCAGATATGTTAGCAGATGATTGGATTTTTGCAGAATAAGAGGAGAACCCAATGTGGTTAGCATTCACAATACAAATTTCCCTGTTCACCATACTGATTGAACGGGTGAAAATACAAGAAAATCAGAAGCCTGTCGTTCTCAGGTTAGGGAAAGCCTTTGAATCTGACAGGTCGAGGCATCCAGAGTAGCTTAGGTCTGCGTTGGTGAAACTCAATGGAATATAATATAATTTTTTCCCACCCATTGCAAAGTAACTGGCGTGGACTTAACAATATTAATAGCTATGATGCTTTCTAAAACCACCAGAATATATCACATTTCCGGGAACGCCAACCCGGAAATCAATGGGCTATCGCCAAGCGGTAAGGCACAGCACTTTGACTGCTGTATTCGCGGGTTCGAATCCCACTAGCCCAGTCGGCTGTATCGTTGGAATGGTATAGCTCCTCTGAAATACCATCTATCCCATCAGGGGATGGATAAAGGGACTTCAAACGTCCCGGATGGTTTCCACATTTTTGTGGAGCAGCGGACCCTTTGTTGCGACTGAGAGGGCAAGAATCGCAACAGCAGAGGAAGTTACTCTTGAACTGCAATAACCCTCTGCTTAGGAGACTTAGTTCAGTTGGCAGAACGGTCGGCTCATAACCGACAAGTCACAGGTTCAAGTCCTGTAGTTTCCATTTCTTCCATATGCTGTCTATCCGTTTTGTGGACAGAAAAAACTGTTGAATGAATGTATGTGGATTATTTTTATGAAAGGTGTGTAACGGCACAGCCTGTTCGATGAAGATAATTCCCCGTTCTACACAGTCTCCGAGTTAAATTGTTGTCAATAAGCGCGCATTGAGGACAGGAAGTTTTCAAGAGACATATAAAAGGTTTTGTTGTTATACACAAAGACATTAATATCCAAATCCGAAAACAACTCCGTGGGGCTGGCACGGCATAAAACAGCCTAGTGGAAAGCATAACACGATAAACATATTGCTAACCCGGAGTTTCCGGGTTATGTGGAATGTGCAGCTAGTGGAAAGCTGATAGGGACGAGTAACCTAGTCTCCGGCTCGATTCCGGGCGTTCCGCTTTAATCCGCTTAGAGTTAAGCTGTTTGTATACAGGCGGTCTATGCCTCAGGCGAATTTACGCATGAGCGTAAACGTAAAACTCACTAGGCGTTTGCGTAAAAAACTTTTTAGAGAGATGAGACCACGGGCCGTGAGAAGTGATAGTCGGCAATTCTAAAAGAACCATCTAGTTCATGCGTTTTACGATGGAAAGGTTAATGTTTATCTGGATATTTTCATCCGGTCCGAAAGCATGTGATGTGGGAATCAACCCAGTTTCTTTTTAGAGAACTGTCCGTTACAGGCGGTATGGAATGTAGCTCAGTGGTAGAGCAATGGCATTGTAAACTATGTATCGCAGGTTCGATTCCTGCCTTTCCGATTCCATATAGTGGCGGAATACGTAGACGCTATTATGGTAGCATAGGTTTAAATCCACAACTTAGGTGACCTTAGCCGGCGGCATGAGAGTAAAATGGTGGAAATCCCCTCCTATATGGACGTTTGATGCATTGAGTGATAATGATCTGATTGAAAAGTGGCGGAACTATTGACGGTGATGAACCCGATACGATAGAAAGGCAGACGCAGAGGATAGTACATCTTAATGGGTGAGTATGTGTCTTTGGACATGGGATGTACATGGAAGTTCGAATCTTCCCTTTTCAATTCCAATGAACTGCAATCATTGGAATTTTTTTCTCTTAATTCGTTCGGTTCCAGTGTTTCTCGTTGGGAGATTTATGTCGTTCAAGTCGGCACACTGGACTTTTTTAAATTCAGGAGATACTTATGGAAGTAAAAGTGTAAACGGTATGCATTGGAAGAATGTATCTGTTGCAATGGTGACAGTGAACATTGTGCAGATTTCAGATGCCTTGATGATAGTTGCGAATGTTGGGAGGACGTTGAAGATGAGAAAACAGGAAATAATTTACATCACAACTGACTATAAAGATGCAGACTATTTTTTGATGAAACTATGTGAACCCGGAATAATATCAGATTCTTACATTCACGTTAATAAGAAGAAGAAAACACTTGAGATCAGTAATTTTCAAGTTCAAGCAGTTGCTCTTTCGGGTCCTCACAATTTCATCACAAGATCGGCTGTAGATTTTTACTTGATAAGCGATAAACCACTCATAGTTCGATTATCAGAGCTTACACGTAGATATGAAGAATTGGAAACGATAAAAATGCGCTTGTCTCTATGCGCAAAAGAAATAGATTTTAAAAAACTTATTGATATTTTGAACGGTGTGTGAAAATGAAGATTTTTGGCAAAGAAATTAAAGACGAATGTTCTAAATGCGGAAACATCCTTGAATGCGAGTTGTTCCGTCAAGGACATGGAATAAAGCAGGAACGTGAGAATATAGCGAAGATGATCGAATGCCAGATGGAACACAGGGAGGAAAGAGAGAAATGATTAAGATTTTGAAACCTGGTACATTAAAAGAAGCAACTTGTGACAAATGTGGTGCAGTATTGAGCTATGACGAATCCGAAGATGTGAAAGAGGAAAACGTGGAGAATCATTTTGCTACAAATATGCCATCTGGATTCGGATACAAGAAAAAATACATTATTTGCCCGCAGTGCAAGAACAAAATCATTTTAAGTTCAACCAGATAGGGGGAATATTAGTGTTCAAAAAGATATTTAATCTCTACATAAGATATAAAACTAAAAACCTCAAAGCAATTCCGCTGTTCGTAATGACATTTAACTGGAAGAAATTCCAGGAAGACGGTAAAAAGGATAGCTGTATATTAAACATACATCCAGATATTGCAAACGATCAATTTGTTAGAGAAAAACTGTCTGAATGCGTGGATTATATTCGCGATAACTACGATATGGAAATATTCACAAAAATTTAGTGGGAGGGAACCATATGCAAATAGGCGATTTAGAAAAATGGAGCATAGATCAACTCAAAATTGAAGTTGTTAGGTTGTCGACAGCGTGCGAGAAGAAACAACATGAAATTTTAGACAAAAATAATAAAATCAACGAGCTTCAGGCTGAACTGGATAAAATGTATGATTATAGCAATGAGTTAAAAAGACAGGTGTGTGAAAAAGCGGATATGCCATTTTACGACGAATCTATAGAAATCGCAAAATGTCACAGACAGCATCAGGAGGATTGCATTACGATTAACCAGTTGCATACAGCGCTTGATGTTCTGATTGACCGATACGCAAATTTGAGAAAGAATCACGGCCTGAAATTATGAGAATTAATTATTCAGGTACCGATATTGGATTTTTTGATACTATATATAATCTTGAAGGAGAATGCCATCGAATGAACATCCCGACCAGATTTTATCCAGACAAACATGTGCTTCTGGCAGGAAACACTGTTCTATTTCATAAAAATCCAGAATATTCCGATTATATCGGAGATAACTATTTGACGATTTTGGAATTGATCAGAAAGGACAATGGTAAATAAGTATGGAACGTGATTACGATAAATACCTTATCTGTGATGATTTAGATGTAAAAAATTTAACGCCAATTTCAAAAGAAATGTTGTCAAAGATTCCAAAATTTGAAGGAAAAGTAATTTATGGAACTTTAGGAAAATTTTCAATCGCAGATTTCTACAGAATTTTCAAAGGAGACGAGAACTAAATGAGTATTAAAACAGCACTTGAATCAGAGGGAGTAGACTTCTCTGAATATATGAATCCTCCAGAACCATGGGACGGCTCAGCACAAATCAAAACAGTAAACGGCGAGAAATGGGTATCGTGCCCTTATTGCGGAAAGAGAGCATTGAAAATACTTCCTACCACAAAAATTCATCGGATGCCGTACAAATGTAAGGGAAGCAACTGTAAGAAAGAGTTTATGGTGAATGTATGAGTACTTGTTATGATTGCGCGTGTTCAAGGATTGAAACTGATGGTAGCCGCAGATTTCTTGTTTGCGGGATTTTAGATTTTTGCGTTCTATTCACACTTCCAGCACCCAATATATGCAGTAAATTTTTAAAACGGAGTGGATATTCAGCATTGGAAGTGCTTACTCCAGATGAAAAAGAAAAATATTTCGAAATATATCGAAAATTGCCTTCATACAATCCAGAAGTAAGTCCTGAAGAATTTTTCAAAAACATGGACAGTGGGTTTTTAGGAATTTATCCAGAAAACGCTTTGGATATTGTTAAAACTGTTGACTCTATAAAAGTGCCCGATGAAGATTCTATTAAATTAGTTTCCAGTGATACGGTAGAACTTCAAAAGACTAAATCTATGGAACCGAACGAACTTTCAGAAGAAACCAAGTTTCGAATCTATAAATTAATTGTAGATGAAATCGGAAAGCATTTTTACAATTGCGAGATGCGTATGTCATCCAAAGACTTTATACTTGTTGAGGAGTGCATCAGAAAAGTTTTGAAAGGAGAGCAAGATGAACGCAAAACGGATTAAGTGCATTCTAACAGGCGGATGCAAGTTCAAAAGTTCAGATACAGAATCAAAATGTGACGATAAAGAAAAGACTTGCACTATTACGGAAACTTACTACAAATGTGGAAAAAAGTATACAGCCATATTTACTTATAAACAGTTAGGGATTCCAGATTGGAGGTGATTGAATGAAGCTACCAGAATGCGACCACGATTTTGAAGAATGCGAGATATTTAATCCGTATAATTATAATTTAAAGGAATTCAAATTACGCGATTCCAATCAACGTTTCCACCCGTATTATTGCAAAAAGTGTGGAATACTTATCTTAAAAAGAGCAACTAATAACGCACGAGGAATAGACAAATTTTTATGGGAGGATGAATTATGAAAAACACATGGAAAGTATTATTAATTTTGTTTGCAGGAATTTTAGCAATTGCAATATTCGGAATCTTTGGAGTGCAGAGTTTTCAGAATCATGCGATAGCATTGGAAGAGCAGGTGGAATCAGCATCTTCGGATATCAAGATACAGGAGAAGCGTAGAGTTGATCTGGTATATAATCTTGCAGATTGTGTGAAGCAATACGATAAGCACGAAAGCGAAACACTAAAATCTATTGTTTCAGGAAGAACTTCTGGTTCGAATGATATTGAGAATGTTACTACTGCAATTTCAGCTGTGAGTGAAGCGTATCCAGAGTTGAAATCTTCTGATAACTATAAGCAACTTATGACAGAACTTTCCTTGACAGAGAATCTTATTGCAGAATACAGGGAGAATTACAATAAATCAGTCAAAGCATATCGAAAATATGTGAAAGCATTTCCGCAGAGATCATTCTTGAATATGCTCGGATATGATAAAAAAGAATTTGAATTGCTTGATTTCGACACACCAGAATCGGCACCGCAGAATCTGTTTGAGGAATAGAGATATGAAGACGAAAAGAGGTTGGGATTTTGGAAGTTTTGAGGTTACTAAGAGAGAAATTATTGCTAGCATTTCAATCATTGCAGTAATGCTTCTTATAGGAACATTGATTTCTTCCAAAATATCTGACTGGCAGATAAATCAAAATGATAAATACAATAAAGCTGTAAAAATTCAATCCACAGATTTGTTTCAGTATGGTATGGAGACTAACGTTGGTAATGCTTTTGTATATGGAGATTTAAAAGCTGTCGATACAGTCACTTACTCTGAGATTGGCGGCAAATACATATACGTTAAAAAAGTGAAGGAAAAGTACACGCGGCACACCAGAAGAGTAGCACATAAATCTGGAAAAAGTACTTATTACACCACCGAAACTTATTGGACTTGGGATTATGCAGGAAAAGAAAGCAAGACAGCTAAGAAAATAAACTTCTGCGGAATTAATTTTAAAAGCAATAAAATCGTTCTTCCAGATGACGAGTACATTGATACAGTAAAAGAGTCCAGTTATATCAGATACAAGTACTACGGAGTTGGAACGAAGTACAAAGGAACAATTTTTACGTCACTAAAAGACAAAACAATCAGTGATAAGACTAAATTTTACAACAACCAAAATATCGAAGAAACAGTAAAACTCTTAGAAACCGGAGTATGGTTAATTTTATTTCGTGTTTTATGGGCTATCTTGACAGGAACGGTTGTTTTTGGATTTTATTACTTAGATAATGATTGGTTAGAATAAACAGTCAAAGAGCCACATGAGAGCCAGACTAAATCCTAAGGAGAAAGGAGGTCTGGCTCTATTTTTATGCAAAAATTCACAGAAGGTTCGCTTGAATGGTATCGGGCAATCCTAAATCAAATAATCAATGGCGATATGACAGCCTATCAAAACCAGAAAGACTGCCTTGATCTGCTGTTAAATATGAATATTGACCTTCCTTTCAAGGATAATCCAGATGCGCAACAGATGGGAATAAAGGTAAGCCAGTATGCACACAATATCGCAGAAAGGCAAGCTGCTATTACTGGAAGTAGAGATTTTGACGATATTTACTGGCAGTATTTACTATTGGAAGCACAGAACTATCAAGTTGACAGTGGATTGCTTTACCTTGAAAAGAACCGAATTCCAAAAGAACGATTTTATGAACCACGAAGAAATGTGTTTTTGCAGCATAATATTATAAGTTCGCTGCAAGACCTGATGGACGATAAACTTGATATATTTGCATTGAGCGTACCTCCTGGCTGTGGCAAATCGACTCTTGAAGATTTCTTTCTTTCACTTGTTGGCGGATGGTTTCCTAATGATTTTAATTTATCATCTGCACATAGTAGTATTTTGACTCGCTCTCTCTATGATGGAGTATTGGAGATTATCAACGACCCTGTTGAATATACATGGCATGAGATTTTTCCAAATGTCGAAATACAGGGAACAAACGCAAAAGAAACAACAGTAAATCTTGAAAGAAACGGACGTTTTAAAACATGGACGTTCCGATCAATTGACGGCTCTCTGACTGGTGCTACTCGTTGTAATAGATTTCTTACCGCCGATGACCTTGTATCTGGTATTGAGGAAGCGTTGAACAAAAACCGATTAGATACCCTGTGGACAAAAGTAGTAAATGACTTGCGTTCTCGTAGGCTAGAGGGTTGCAAAGAGTTTTATATAGCTACAAGATGGTCAGTACATGACCCTATTGGAAAGCTACAGCAGTTATACGCTGGGAACCCTAGAGCAAGGTTTATAGCAGTACCGGCACTTGACGAGAATGGCAAAAGCAATTTTTTATTCACAGTAAATGGGTTCTCTGAGAAGTATTTCAACGATGCTAAAGAGTCCATGGACGAAATCTCTTATAACTGTCTTTATCAGCAACAACCGGTAGAACGTGAAGGATTATTGCTTCCGCCAGATAAGCTAAAAAGATTTTTCTTTGGAAAAGAAGACGTTCCCGATGGATGCATGGACGAATACACAATTATACCAGACAGAGAAGCAGATGCGATATGGGCAGTATGTGATACAAAAGATAAAGGTACAGATTTTGAATCATTACCTATTGCATATCAATATGGGGATAAATTTTTTATCCCGGACGTTGTTTTCGATGATACCACAGATTACGACATCCTGGACAGAAAGACTGCTGATATCTTGATAAAACACAATCCGCATAAAATCAGATTCGAGTCAAATAACGTAGGAAATCGTGTTGCACACAACATTCAAAAGATAATTTCAGGGAAATGCCGAGCGGATATCGAAACAAGACCTACGCAAGCAAATAAAGAGACAAAAATTCTCGTAAACTCTGATTACATATCAAAACATTTTTATTTTTTACATCCGAGCCAGTATAAACCAAAATCCGACTACGGATTATTTATGGGAAATGTGACCACATATACCACAAGGGCAAAAGTAGCTCATGATGATGGCCCGGACAGCTTGGCGATGATGGCAGAGTACGTGCAGAATCCATTAGGCGGAAAAGCAACTGCAATGCGCAATCCACTTTGGGGAAGGAGATAATATGACCACAAGAGAATATTTAGGGCAAATTCAGAAATATGACAAGCTTATTAAAAATAAAAAATACGAAGAAGAACATTTAAGAAGCCTTGCTCTTGGGCTTAAATCGTTCTCATATGGTGAAAAAGTTCAGTCTACTCCGAATCCCAATCAAATGACCGATGCCGTAAGCGAACTTATTGACATTCAAACAGAAATCAAAAAAATGGTTATTGAATACACAAAGAAAAAGCAAGACATTATTGAAACAATAGACAAGGTGAGCGATATCAATTCAGATTTGTATGATCTGCTGTTTAGGCGATATGTAAAAGATGAAAGGCTTGAAATGATTGCCTGTGAAATGGGATATTCCTATTCTCATGTGAAATTATTGCATTCGAAAGCACTGAATATCGTCAAAAACATTAAGAATTTTGAAAGTTAATACCTGATAATACTGAATAATACCTGCATATATTATATAATATAAGCTGTAAAATAAGCACCGGGAAGAACCCTTGGTGCTTTTTTCATGCAGAAAAATAGGAGGACAGGCAGTGGGGAGAAACAAAATAAATTTTGTTGACCTATGCCAAGGCGAGTTTGGCAGAAAAACTGCCTATACTGGCGTAGACCAGATTACTCCCCAGAACGTGGCACAGGTCCTTTCTGATACAATCGGAATCCATAACAGGAATAGAACCCTGATGGATTATCTTTACAGATATTACAAAGGCGATCAGCCAATTTTATATCGTGAAAAACTTGTTCGCCCAGAGGTCAACAATAAAGTTGTTGAGAATCATGCCCTTGAAACAGTCAAATTTAAGGCAGGACAGATATACGGAGAACCTATTCAGTATGTCTGTAAGAAGAAAAAAGCGAGTGAAGAAACAAACGAACAAGTTGATAGGCTCAATGATTATCTGGATGAAGCCAACGCAGATGCCAGAAACATTCAACTTGGGATATACCAGAGTGCAGTAGGAACTGCATATAAAGCAATCCTGAGAGAGGATGAATGGACAAAGGATGGAGACTTACCGCCTTTCAGAATATTTATCCCATCACCGCAGGATGTATATATTGTTTATTCAAGCGTTACTGGCAAACCAGTGCTTTCCGTCCAGATTTTAAAAGACGAGGACAATCAGCAGTATTACCAGTGTTATTCTTCCAGACAGTATTTCAAAATTCAAAATGGAGCGGTAACAGAATCTGGAATCAATGGTTTTGGCGGTATTCCTATCATTGAATATCCGAATAATCACGACAGACTTTCCGACATTGAAATTGCGATTACAATGTACGACGCAATCAACAAATATCAATCTGACAGACTGAATGGGGTTGAACAGTTCGTGCAAGCCCTGATGAAATTTAAAAACTGCGAGATTGATGAAGCCGAATTTGTAAAAATGATAAAACTCGGTGCTGTATCTGTAAAAGACGTCGGGAACGGAACACAATCAGACGTTGATTTAATGACCGCCGAACTAAATCAGTCAGAGAGCCAGGTTGCAAAAGACGACATTTACAATAATATGCTGATTGTTGAAGCGATGCCAAACCGGCAAAGCAATACCGGTGGAGATACAGGCAATGCAGTATATCTGAGGAATGGTTGGGATTTCGCAGAGAGAGACGCAAAATTGGTAGAAGCGTTCACAAAAGAAGCTGAAAAGGCATCTGCCAGAATCATTTTGAATATCATTCGAAAAACCTCAATGGATGTAAATATTTCAACCAGAGATTTTGATGTAAAAATCACTAGAAACCCGACTGATAATATGCTTGTTAAAGCGCAAGCACTTGATTATCTGTTTAAAAATAAAATTCATCCGCTTATTGCGTTGATTACTTGCGGATTATTTAGTGATCCGCAAAAAGTATACGAAATGAGTTTGCCATATCTTGGGACCATTTATCCTGAATTAGCAGACCCAAACTCAGAGCTTCAAAAAGCACAAGAACTGTTAGGGAATTTTAATCCAATTTCTCTGAATAAGGATGTGGTCAAAGAATGAGTAAGACAGCTTCTTATGACGAATTAAACGTCAGAGAACTCGGCAACCGCAGGAGCGAACCGTATAAAGAATATTTCAGCAAAATGTCGATATCAGATAAAGAAAAACAAGAAAGGATAGCTTTTTCCGAAAAAATGGAAGAAGTTGTCCTTTATATTTTGGCACTGATAGAAACAACAATAGAAAGCGGAGAAACGAAACGAGAATACATCCAGACTCAATTTTATGACAAATATCTGGATGTAATTGCTTCGTATATGCTTATAGATACATATATCAAGCAATATGCTACTGATATAACAAAGCAAATTATTGATATAACATTCGAAAGACTTTCTTCTGAAGATAAAAGCATTACTGATGCTTATTACCTGTCAAATGACCGGGCAATGTTTATTTCAGAATGCGAAGCTAATTCGATACTGAATTACAGACAGTATTCAAAAGCTGTGAAATCAGGAAAGACAAAAAAAGAAATGGATTGACGTAGGAGACAAAAGAGAACGAAAGACGCACCTCGAAGTTGGAGGAACCATGCTCCCGATTGGCGAACCGTTCTCAGTTGGAGATAGCTTGCTACAATTTCCAAAAGATACCTCATTAGGAGCTTCGGCAGACGAGATTGTGAATTGCCGGTGCTCAATTCAATACAGTTAATTTAGAGACGAGTAAAATCGTCTCTTTTTTATTAAAAACATGCAACCCGACAGCGTGAACATGGGAGACACCTTGAGCTGAGCGAACAGCGTAAAAAAGCGTATTGGTGACAGGAGATTTCAATGACAAGAGAAGATGTAAAGAAGATTTTTCCAGATGCAACCGATGACCAGATTACTTCTTTCCTGAATCAGTCAAATTCTGATGTGGCTAAAGAGAAAGCAAAAGCCCAGAAAGTAAAAGAACAGGCTGATAAAGCAGAAGCATTGGAAAAAGAACTGGAAGACCTCAAGCAGCAGAACATGACTGAAGCTGAGAAAGCAGAACTAGAACGTCAGAAAGAAAAAGCTGCAAACGAAAAAAGAATTTCTGACCTTGAATCTGCGCTTGCAACTTCCCAGAAAGAAGCTCTGACAGGCAAAATTACTTCTATTTTTGCTAATGCAGGAATGAAAGGAGATGCCTATGCAGGAGCAATCAAAGCGTTTTCCAACATGAACGCAGAGGATGCTCTCAAAGAAGCTCAGACATTTGTCGATGGAATTTCCGTAGAAAATAAAAACGCTCTTGATACTGCAAAAGCCGCATGGGAGAAAGAAGCTCTCGAAAAAACACCGAATCCGGGCGGCGGTAAATCTGGTGGAGAACCAGAAAAGAAGAGTGAAGCATCCGAATACGCCAAGGCGTACTCAGCAAAAATGTGCCCAGAAAATAAACCGGCAGATGATAATGCCCCAGTAAATATTTAAGTAAAGGAGATTTAGATTATGGCTTTTATGAAAACAGAGCAGTACGAATCCACACCTAATATCCTCGAATCTGAGGTAGGACTGGTACTTAAAACCTATACAGCAGAACAGACAAATGCTGAAACCGTTGGAACTAAGAAGATTATCAAAGCAGGTTCTGTATATCCGACAAACGCAACTGGTGCTAAAGGCATCGTGTTTGAAGATGTTGATATGACAGACGATGCTAAGAGACCGATTTCCGTTATTGTTGCAGGACGTGTTCTTGAAAAAAGACTTCCGGTAACAGTAGAAACCACTGCAAAAACAGAGCTTGAAAAAGCAGGTATCGTTTTTGTGACTACTACAGACCCAGAATTTTAAGGAGGTACAGCAGATGCCATTTAATATTTTAGAATCAATCACACCGGAAGAAAGACTTAACTTTTCTCAGGATTTCAGCGTAAAAAGGCCGGGCATTCTTGACACCATCTTCCCGGATGTCAAAACACAGTTCCTGAAAGCTGAATACTACAGACTTATGGCTGGACAGAGACTTCCAGAGGTAGCATTCGTTCACGCTCTTGATACCGAAGCGGAAATTGGTTCCAGACCGGGATTCGAAAAAGTTCTGACTGAAAAGCTCTTCATCAAGAGAAAAATCAATCAGTCTGAGAGATTACAACAGGCAATTGAAAACGGTGTGCCGGATGACGAGAACTTAAAGAGATTTGTATTTGATGATGCAGCCAACCTGTTTGAAGGCGTTGTTGCTAGAGCAAATGTCATGAAAGGCCAATTTCTTAGCACAGGTGTTGTAAAAATTAAAGAAAACAATGTGGATATGAGCATTGATTATGGTGTTCCGTCCGATGCAAAAGTAGAAATGACAGACTGGTCTAAACCAGATGCAGATATCATGGGTGATATCCAGAAGATGGTCGCTATTGCAGAAGATAATGGATTTGTGGTAAACAAAGCCCTGACCTCTCTCAAAATGATTAACTACATGAGAAACAACACTGCAATGCAGACAGCAGTCCTGGGAGCAGCTAACAAACGTCTTCTGACCAAACAGGAACTCGCTAATCTGCTTATGCAGGAATACGGAATCACAATTGATCGCTGCGACGAGAAATTCAAATTCAGAAAAGCGGATGGTTCTCTCAAAACAGGAAGATACTTCAAAGAAGATGTATTCACACTGTATGAAGCAGAGCCAAACGGTTCATTTGGTACTGGACTCTGGGGCGTAACACGAGAGGAACTTGAATACAGACAGTTTATACAAGAAGAGAACCGTTCTTTCGTAACACTGTCTATGTGGGCCACTCCAGACCCTGTGGCAGTATGGACAAAAGCATCCGGTATGTTTGTTCCAGTAGCAGCAAAAGCTAATGGCGGTATCGTAATCGGTACCAAAGCGGGGGAATAAACGGGCATAGTCTCGACAAGAATAGCCAGTCACCATCTGTAGCAAGTAAACGCAAGTATACAGAAAGCGAGCTGTCAAGCATGACAGTGGTTCAGCTGAAACAGCTTGCAAGTGACAATGGCTATGCCCTGATATCTACAAACAAGGCTGGTATTATCTCAGAAATTTTATCTCAGCAAGGGTAGGTGATCTTAAATGGACGAACGGCTTGTAAATGATCTGAAAGAGTATCTATCCGATGATGCGGAAACTGACGGTATGATTTCTTTGTCTGTGAAGCGTGCAATTCGTTCGTTCAAAAAGAAACGCAACTATCCGTCTGGATATACAGATGAAAAAATCAATACCGATATGGAATACTGTTATGATTGCATATTTGATCTGGCTCTCTATTTCCTTGTGAAACAGGGGGCCGAGTTCCAAGAATCGCACTCTGAAAATTCAGTAAGTCGAAAATGGGAATCCGAAACGGAAATATATATCAATCATGGCGTTTTTCCGTTTGCAGGAAGTTTAATTTAATAAGATGGTTGGGTCACGTGGCACAGTATTTTTTGTCCTCCCGGAGTGCCGCTGGGTTGCTTATATTCAGTAGGGAAAAGCAAATGTTAAGGGAGTGAAGAAAGGAACTGGCGATGGGATGTGAACATGAATGTTTTAATGAACACCGCATAGAAGAATTAGAGAATAGTCTTCGACAGATGCAAGAGAGACAATCCGACCGCCATAAAGAGTTTTATGAGCGTATCGGGGAACTGGAAAGAAAAACGGCATTAAGTGAAAACGACTTGAATCATATCAAGTCAACTGTAGATGAGATGAACAACAATATAAAGACTCTCATGGCAGTCCCGGGAAAGCGTTACGATACAATCATTGTATGTGTTATTACATCTATTGTCAGCGCAGTTATCGGTTTTATGTTAAGCGGTATTCTTCCAGTTTGATTCCACTTGTAAGGGAGGACGGTGGAAATATGAATTATACAGACTTTTCAGAAGATGAAAGAAAATTTTATTTAAAAGAAGCAGGCTTCGATTCCAGAGAAGAAAAACTGTTTCGATTACGGGCCTATGGCGAAAAGACACTATGGGAAGCATCTGAACTTATGGGGTATAGTCCAAGAACCATAGACCGAATTAATAAAAGAATAAAGAAGAAAATTTCTAAAGTTGCCCCGATGTACTGTCGGGGCTTTTCTTTGTATTGTGGCGAAAACGTGGCGAAATAGTGACGTTCAAAAACAGAGTTCCTTCCTATATAATATAATCATAGGAGAAAACACAATGATTATGTTAAGAAACCCTTACGAGGGTATATGGGAAAAGCATCGTTCTATAGATGATATGGATATGATTCTTGAATCCCGGACAGGAGGAACAGATTATGGCAGGTTATCCGTATTATCCGCAACAACCAATAATAAACAATCCATACGGACAGATACAGCCGTATCAGGACAGGCTGGCTCAACTGCAAAATAATTATCAGCAGGCAATGCCTTATGGTCAAATACAGATGCAACAGTTACAGCCGGTTCCACAATCACCTATGCTTCAAGGACAGATGGTGGATGGGATTGATACTGTAAAGGCTAAAGATGTGGATATGTCCGGCAATCCTGTTTACTATCCAAAAACAGACGGAACTGAAATTTACAGAAAACAGCTTCAATCCGATGGAAGGAGCAGGATTTTTATTTACCGACTCGTAAATCCAGATGAACAGCAATCTAAGCAAGATGAAAAGCAGATTGACATTGAAGCAATGTTTAATCAGCTTAGGAATGATGTTTGTTCGGAGATTTCTGAAATAAAGAATATGTTTCCGACGCAGATGTCGGGGACATCGGAACCTAAGCAGAACGGAGGTAGGCAGAGATGACATTCAATCCAAACGCCATGATGAAAAAGCAATTTGAAAAAATGATCTCTCAGAGGTTCGGAAGTGTCGATAACATGATGAACGATATGAGTAAATTTGCAGGAAATAATCCAACATTGAAGAATGCGTTGGATTTATATAAAAAAGGTGACGCAAGTCAACTGCATCAAATTCAACAGAATGTTTTTGAAGAAAAGCATTTATCTCCAGATGGAATTATCCAGAAATTCCTTGGATTATAACACTTCCCCATAATTGGGTGATTCAGAATCGCTACAATTTGGGACGACAGCCGCGGATGTCTCCTATTGTAAATAAAATTTAAGGAGACTAAAAACATGATGAATGGTTCAAATTACAGCCTTAGCGACATTGCAGCTGCTACAGGCTCTAATAGTCGCGCAAATGATATGTGGGGCGGTGATGGCTTTTCACTTATCTGGCTAGTCCTGATCTTCGCAATCTTCGGCTGGGGAGGTTTTGGCGGCTGGGGCGGCGGCTTCGGTGGAAATGGTGGAAACGGTGCAAATGGTGCTGGATTCCAAGGATGGGCCACACGTGCGGATATTAATGAGGGCTTTGCTCTTAACGATATTCAGAACGGTATCAGAGGTATTCAACAGGGTATTTGCGACAGTACATATGCACTCAACAATACCATGCAGAGTGGCTTCAACGGCGTGAACGTTGGAATGCTTCAGGGCTTCAATGGCGTTCAGCAGGCAATTAACGCTGATACAGTGGCTAATATGCAGAACACCAATGCATTACAGTCTCAGTTAGCAAATTGTTGCTGTGAAACAAGGGAAGCTATCCAGGGTATCAACTACAACATGGCTACCAACACTTGTGCTCTCCAGAACACAATGAATAACAATACAAGAGACCTTCTGGAAAACCAGAACAGTAATACAAGAGCAATCCTTGATTTCCTGACTCAGGATAAGATTGCAACATTACAGGCAGAAAATACTGATCTGAAACGTGCTGCGTCTCAGGATCGTCAGTCTGCACTGCTTACAACTGCTATGGCTTCACAGACTCAGCAGTTAATCAATGCAATTAATCCGGCGGCTATTCCGGCATATGTTGTTCCGAATCCGAATACCTATTACGGTGGATGCGGATGTAACAGCGGATGCTGCTAAGTAACTCACCCTTAGAGGTTGACTAATTCTAAGAGGTGGGTTGCGGCTCACCTCTTATTTTGATTGAGAGGTAAAGATATGAGTTGTAAAAATGTTTGTAAGCTCTGCAACCATCTTGTAATCAGCCAAGCCGTTGCGTTTACAGGAGGCAATCTTGTAATCACACTTCCGGCAGGCAGTTACAACAATGGAGAGAAATATTGTATTGTTGTTGCGCAAAGCATACCGGAAGCCACTACAATTACTGCTCCGGTAATGATTCAGATAGGAACAGGAACAACTTTGTATCCGCTAGAGAATCGTTGCTGCGCACAGGTTACGGCTTGCGGAATAAGAACCAGAACAAAGTACGCAACCAGAGTAGCTACAAGTGCAACCGGCGGAGTATTCAAGATGTTAGGAAATCCGGCTTGTAGTCCGAGTAACAATTTAACAGCAATTAATGGCACAGCCCCAACGACAGACACACCTGTTACACAGGCTGCCAGAAAGGGGGCAATGTAATGCATAAAGTTGCAATGGAAATGGGAAAATGGGCTATGGAAAAAGCCAAAGCACATGGATTTGACAATCTTAGTTCTCAGGACTGGGATGATCTGAAAGATTGCTTAGAAGCGGTAAAATGCGCAATCTGTGCAGATAAAGATTACAGAATCGTAGAAGCTATGGACGAATGCGAGCAGGAAGAGAAGTATCTTGGACGCATGGGATATGACAGATATCGTTACGCAAACGGCAGATTTGCACCAAAAGGCAGAGGAAGCCGAATGGGATATATGCCATATCTTCATATGCAGGATGATGACTGGATAAGCGAATATCCGATCAATCCAGAGTTTGATCAGAACATGTACCGCATGGGATATCATCCAGACCGTAGTGGCATGAGAATGGACGGAATGAACCATAAGCAGTCCAGATATGGTGAAACCTACGACAGATACAGCGAGAATCGCAGACATTACCATGATTCCAAAGACGCTGAGTCTAAGAGAAAAATGGATGATTCCATGAAAGAGTATACAGAAGATATCATCCGCAATATGAAAGAAATGTGGGATGATGCAGACGCATCAATCAGACAGCAGATGAAGACTGACTTAACACGTTTCATACAGCAGATGAACTGAATATAATATGAATTTTGCCCTTGTTACAGGAATGTAGCAGGGGCTTTTTAGTTGAGAAAAGGATGGTGATAAGCCATGCTAAGACAATTTTACATGAACGGCGACCTATGGAGAGTGCAGTTTGTATCTCCACATGACAGCGTGTTAATTGACCGTACAGGCAATAGAACACTTGGAGTATCGGATTATTCCACCCATATTATTTCAATCGCAAATAACCTGTATGGAGAACTTCTGAACCGTGTATTTATTCATGAGCTAGGGCATTGTGTGATGTTCAGCTATGGTCTATTGCCAGAACTTCATCGTATGGTCAAGAAACGGTATTGGGTGGACGCAGAAGAATGGTGTTGCAATCTTCTGGCCGACTATTCTTGCTTCGTGATTGGCACAGCCAGAGATATTTTAGGAAACCAGTTCACATATGTGGCTCCTATCGGGGCAGAAAGGATGATTGCATAGATGGCAAAAGCAGAAAACACAATTATTTTTGATGGCATTCAGTACAAACCCGGTGATGAATTGCCGGATTTAGGTAGTTGGGTATGTACAGATGCAAGAGGTATGGTTCGTGATTACGAGGGACTTTCAAAAGACGTGTCAAAGCTCCCGCATTATGTACAGAGTGGTTCTTCGGCGTTGTGCCTTGATACTTCTGAATTATACGAATATCACAAACCTACCGATACATGGTACAAACTGTAAAGGAGAAGCGCATATGGCATTAACAGCAAAGAAAGTATATGCAGTATTAAAACGCCAGATTTCCGATATGGAAGCAAAATTAAATAGCCCTGTAAGATACAGAGGTACAGTTGCGACTGCTGATTTGCTTCCATTAAATCCAGACATTGGCGATATGTACAATATCGAGTCTAAGTCGGTCTACGGCGAAGCAGGAATGAATGTGGCATGGAACGGCGTAGTTTGGGACACTATGGGCGCTCCAATTGATATGTCACTGTATCTCACAAAAGAAGAAGCAGAGACGGTAATACAAAGATTAGTTACGGAATATTTTGAAAAGAATCCAGTCAAGCCTGGAGCCACGACAGAACAGGCACAGCAGATCGAGCAGAACAAGACAGACATTGCTTCGCTGAAAACGGAAACTGGTTCACTAAAGGAAGATATATCCACCAAAATCACCAAATTCTACGCAAGTTCACAAGGTAAAACTCATCTTGCCGATTCTGACAATGGCAAAATTCAAGATATGATGGTGTATGGGAAGTCTGAGCAGAAACAGTATAGCGGGAAGAATTTGTTTGATAAATCCACAAGTAAATCTGCGTGGATTAGTGATGATGGAATATACATTGAAAAAGGTGAAATCGGAGAAAATACAGATGTTGTGTCTACTTATATTGGCGTAAAAGAAAATTCAACGTATATTGCATCATTTAAAACAAATTATAATACATCTCTTGTTTATTGGTGTACATATAATGCGAATAAGGAATTTGCGTCAATAATAAAAACTGCTAATAAAATTACGATTCCGACCGGAATCAGGTATGTCCGCGTTATGATATTAATGCCACAGCAGTATTGTGTTGCGGTAAATGATGAACTGCAAGTGGAACTCGGCACCGAAGCCACATCCTACGAACCCTACGTTGGCGGTCAGCCGTCACCCTCTCCTGATTATCCGCAGGAGATTAAAAGAGTGGTGAATCCGACTATGAAGGTGTGCGGGAAGAATTTGTTTGACAAAAATAACTGTTATGATAATAAGTGGATTAAAGATTTACAAGGCAACTTAGGAATAAGCAATGGTTTTTTCACAACAAACCATATTTTTGTAAAAAAAGGAGCAACCGTTGCAATTAGAAAAACCGGTACAGCGCGTAGAGGTTATTTTAATATAAGCAAAACGAAATTTACATATACAGAAAGTACCAATACTACGTTTACGGCAATCGAAGATTGTTGGTTAATGGTTTCTTGTAATAAAGCAATTACCCCTATTGAAGATTTTCAAATCGAACTCGGTTCTACCCCAACCGCATACGAACCCTACCACGAACAGACCGTCACCCTCCCATACACATTAAACGCAATCCCTGTAAGTTCAGGCGGCAACGTCACAATCAATGGTCAGCAGTATGTGAGTGACTATGTGGATGTGGAACGTGGGAAATTAGTGAGGATGGTTGGAGAATGTGTTATCTCTGACATGAATCAAATTACGAGAATTACTACTAATACATTTTTTGTTTATGGAATGGATGATGTATTTGTAATAAGTGATAACAGCGATGATATAGCAAGACTGCAAACTACTAAATATCAAGGCGTAGCTTTAGTAGATAGGACAGATAACAAATATATTTATAGATGTTGGCTATCAACGCATGATAATCTCAAACCAATCGCATTTCATTCTAATACAGACGATTTGAGTGCGTTTAAAAATGAAGTGTATGGAACAAGAATTATATACCAATTAGCCAATCCAACAGAAATCGACCTCACACCCGAAGAAATTGCCGCATTCAAATCACTTGCAACATATTATCCAGTCACAAATATATTTATCAATTCCGAACAGCTTGACGGATATACAGTATTCAACTATCCGGTTTCAATGGAGAACGGTTGGAACTATGTAAAACAGCAGATAGGCGATACGAGAGATTATATCTATGACATGGACGCACGTGCTCAGGATACTGATTTGCAGGCGGCAGAAGCCTACGTCAACAGTGAATACGCAGTAGCATTAACAGAATTGGAGGTATGATTATGTTATACAGAACATTACTGAAACTTAAAGAAAGAAACGGACTTACAGACGATTTAAAGAATAAGATTGATATTTTCTTCGCAACGGGCAGAATTACTGAGGAACAGTATAATGAGCTGATGGATGTTAATAAGGAAGAAGAACCGAAAGTGGAAACTAATTAACTAAAGGATGCTTTAGTTAAGCAATTCGCAAAATTACAAAAGAAAAGATAGAAAATCTCTCAATTCTTACAAAGGAAGAAAAAGATTATATTTTGAATTGATAAGTGAAAGGAGAACTATTATGGCAGTTGCACAAAATACAGTAATCATTGATGATGTAGAATACAAGCCAGGCGAACAGCTTCCGGAACTTGGCAGCATTCACCGAGTTTTCAAAGATGGTGGTAAACGTCATTATGAAGGACTTGCGAAAGACTCAGACAAGCTTCCTCTGTACGTTGCTGACAATTCATCATGTTTTATGACCGATACTGGAGAGTATTACAAATTTGATGAGAGTAAGAAATTGTGGTATAAACCTGATAAGATCGAACAAAGTAAAGTAACACCAATTGAAGTATATGGTGTTCTTAACGGAAAAATCCATCAGGTATCAGAGGACGTAGAGGGAATTGCAACACCACTTTTATACAAAGGCTCAGTATCAGATATTTCACAGCTCCCGTTATCTCCTAAGATTGGATGGATGTATAATATATCTGAAAAATCTATTTATGGAGAGGCAGGCATGAATGTCGCATGGACAGGAGAAATATGGGACGCTCTTGGACCGGCTATTGATATGGCACCATACTTGAGAGAGGATTCCGAGATCATAACATCCTTGAAAACCAAAACGGAAAATCTGGAATCTGCGAATTACACCGACAGAGGTACATTAGCTGATACTGACGCCTTTCTGATCAATGACGGTACAGGAATGAAAAAGAGTGTGCTGAGCAAGCTGTCAGACTTTGTCCTTAATAAAATCGCTGATAAAGTGTTTGCAAAGCTTCAAACGAACGACAAAACAATTCTTGGAGCAATTAATGAATTAAATAGTAATATTGGCGCAAATAACGCCGCAGCTCACAATTCTATCTATCGTGGCAAAAATCTAGGTACACAGTTTACTGCGGAAATGTCTGCCAATATTAAGAATGGTACATTTAAGGATCTATATTGTGGCGACTACCTTGTAATCAATGGAACTACATATAGATTTATGAATTTCGATTATTTATACAAAACTGGTGACACATCTTTAGATACTCATCACATCTTAGTAGTTCCTGATGTACCGATGTACAATCATGTGATGAATGATACAAATACCACAGAGGGTGGTTATGTGGGTTCTAAGATGTATAAGTCTGGACTCGATCAAGCTCTTACAAAGATTAAGGCAGACTTTG